CTTTACAAGGATAGTTTCCAAAGTATCCGCTATCCATATAATAAAATTCTATGTTATCTCGCCAACATCTATCAATAAGTTTTCGCTTCCCCATACTTCTTATAACTATTGGTCCTTTACCAAAATCATAATCATAATCATGAATAGGTAATTTTGCACCATTTGCAAACATATTGATATATTCGTCAGTAAGATTTTTACTTAAACATATCATACAGTTCATCTTTCCATAACTGTGCAAATTCAGTGTCTCTATAGTTTTCAAACCAAGGACCACCTTCTGTGTAGTGTATTAGTTTAGGCTTTTCAATATCATCGTATACGCCAACAAGGTAATTCCATGTATGATCTAGTTCACCAATTTCTTTATCCTTTAGCCAACTAAACCTGTGCAAATACGCTCCATTTATTTCAGGATTATTTACAAAATCTTGTGTAACTTTTCTATTGCTTTTGTGACCACAATTCCATAGTACTACACTACTCCAATTTTTTCTAGGATATATAGTTTGTTTTTGGCCATCCATTTTAGTTGTTTCTTTTACTTTATAATCATGTTGTACGCACATTACTGCATACTTGTCATCTGCTTGATCAAACAATTCTTTAATATCAGTAGTAAGAATCATATCACAATCCATGAATAATGCCCAACCGTCAAAGTTTGTAAGTTCTGGAATAAGGAACCGTGTAAATGTAAATTCTGTTGATGCAAGTTTATCTATTGGTCTAGTATACCATCCTGCATCTCTAAGTTCTTGTTGTTTTAATGGACGTACATCTGCATTAGGTTGTTTAGAAACAATACTATGTTTACATACTTGATACGCAATATCTTCTCTGGTGTCATATCCTACAAATACTTTCATTTTTCTTCTTCCTTCTTTTTTGCAAATTTTATATCACAGTAACCGCACACTACAAATCCTTCATCTGGTACAGTATAGTATACTTTTGGGTGATCCATATCTTCACCCATGCACCATACTCTTTCTTTGTCTGTATATATAATAGTATCTGGATATGCTGATTCTGTCATTTTCTTTCTATATCTTCTTCAATACAGTTTTCACCGTATTGTATTTCAACTAATTTTAATGGTACATCATGTTCATTGGTTAATTGGTGCCAGGTATTGACAGGTATATGTAGACTTTTGTGTTGTTCGTATACTCCGTATAATTCTACATCAGATGAAACGTTTAAAGTATAGACTGTAGCAGTTCCTTCTGCAACAAACCAATGTTCACTACGTTTATCGTGCCGTTGCATAGACAATTTTCCACCAGGCGGTACTGCTAACTCTTTCACCTTTGTATGTTTATCATATTCATGTATCACTCTATAATACCCCCATGACCTTTCTGTTTTGGGTGCTTTCCATTCATCTAACAACCAACTACTACTATTAAGTTTGTCTGTGCCACCTATACCAAATGCAAATTCAACATTATTCATACCGCCATAGGTTTTATATTCTGGTGTGGTTGTGTTTGTTCTATCTCCACCATTAGCAAAAATAATTTTAATTTTTCCATGTGTTGCCATTGTTTTGTAGATAGCTCCGCAAGCACTGCCGTCACTGTCATCAAAACTTATTACTTTATCAACTACATCAAGTGATTCTATTACAGCACATCTATCCAAATAAGGCATAAAAGGCCTGCCTTTTTTATTAGTTAACCATTCGTCAGAATTGACTCCAACGTGTAATTCGTCACCTAATTTTTTTGCTGATTTAAAATATTCTATGTGGCCGCGGTGTAAGGGATCAAAACCGCCTGTGACAAGTACGATTGTTTTCATACTGATATTTATATGCTATTATAATTGTGATAAGAACATCTGATAAAATTTGTTATTATATTCTCTACACTCTTCTAAAAAGCCATCTAACCTATTATTTACTGTTTGATATTTGTCGTTAATTGTATTTAAAAAATGTGGCTGATATTTCATATGGTCAAATTTTACACTCCAACTAGCAACTTGTACATTTTTACCTAATAGTTGTCCCCAATATGCTCCATGATAACTATCTGTAACTATAGTATTTGCACTACCAAGAAATTCTATTACATCAGAAAACTTAGAAGTATTATTTTTCATTACAGGAAAGTTTTCGTTGTTAAGGAATTTTGTTTTGTAAGCATGTGTAAAATAAACTACCTCGTGTCTTTCGTTGTATTTTTTATCAAAAGATTTATGCATACAAGATACGCACGGAAGGTAATAATTATAATATCCTTCTATATAATCTCTAATGCCTATTAAATTACAATCCTCTATCCATTTAGGATAATAAACATCAACAACTTTGTTGACATGTTTGACACCAAAATTATGTCCAATGCCCCATAATGTTGTTGTAAAAGGTTGCTTGTCTATAAGCATTTTTATGTGTTTGCTAAACTTTTTATGTATTAATCCGCCGCCCCCTACAATTAGGTGTTTGTCTGATAAGTCTGTTTTGTTGTATAATATTTCTTCAGAACTACAATCTATATCAAAATACCTACTTGGGTTGCAGAAGTAGTCTCCTACATTATTTTTTACTTTTCTGTGTGCTTCAATTATTTTGGACATGCTATAAAATTATGGTAAAAACTAGAATCAGATGCAGTATGATTCAGCAACTTTTCTTTTGTACAAGTATTAAAATCTAAATCAATTATTTTATAATTTGTTTTGTCAAAAAAATCGTATATATCTCCACTATTATAATTATAGTTTATCATATGTACATCTGCACATTCAAAGTATATAATTGGTTTATTTTTAGTAATAGTATCTATACAACCTAATAATGTTTTTAATTCATTACCTTCTACATCAATTTTTATTAAGCCAACATTTTTAAAATTATAACTATCAAGTGTTCTTACTTCAACGGTTATGGTGTGGTATGTACCGTTTTGTCTTTGTTTTGTTAAGCCGCTCCAACCGCCTAGTTCTAAATCAATATGGAAATCTAATTGTCCTATTTCATCGCTCAGAGCAACCTGATGAACATGCTGTGTGGCTTTTTTAAATTTAGGTTTGATTATACTTACAATTTTGGGTGTTGGTTCAAATAAATGTGCTTCGCTGTCAGGAAAAAACTTAGCAATGTTTTTATACCAATTTCCTTTTCTTGCACCGATATCTATAATCATTTTTTGTGGTTTTAATTTTTTCTGCAAATAAGGAAATATAGCATTGTCTTCTTTACGTTTGTATTGCATGTAGACTTTTCCAATTTGCTTTTGCAACTTTGGGTATACTATCTCCTTTATACCATAGGTTGCCATATACCTGTGTGCGTTGTAATTTAGTATGATCGTAATCTAATTTAACAGCATGTAATGTATTGTAATCAGGAGCAAACATTGTTATTGAATTATTTTTTGAATGCTCAAAAGATGTTTTAGCCCAATCCCACGGTACCCAACATGTATCTTTGGATGTGTTTGTTTTCCATTCTTCAAATATCCATTTTCTGTCATCTTGGAAATCCATAAAATGCGTATGTAAACCTAAGTCTTCAGCTTCGTCGTGTGTGTTAATATTAATCATATAGGTTGCACACTTACGTCTAATATCTGGGTGCGGACTAATTTCATATCCGCTAACATATTTTTGTATTGCTGTATCTACACCAGTTTCGCCTGTCTTTTTGAATTTCTTTTTTATACATTTGTGCCATGCTTGACTGTTAAAGAAATCTACAAGTTCCTCTAATATTTTATCTTCATAGTATTTTAATCTAAATGCCACTCCATAACCTTCTAGTAAATCTTGATTAGCAACACCCTTTCCTACATCTTTATTGTTATACCATTCGATATAACTTTTTACACTAGTTGTGCATCCTGGAAAAGGTTGAGGTTTGTATTTGAATTCGTCAGTAAGTCTACTACACATTTCTTCAGTGGACTTAAATTCTGGCACTCTAATTTGTTTGCAATTTGTAATTCTTGAAAAATGGTCTTCTGTAAAAAAATCTTCTACATATATAAACTTGAATGGTTGTTCTGTAAAATCAGCAGAATAGATTTTTTCTATTAGGTATGTAAAATCTTCCATTGGCAATCCTTCCCTTTGTATTTATAGTGTTGCATCTTCCATACCAGCAACACGTAATTTTACTACATTGGTTATTTGCCATTGTTTTTGATCAAGAGCCTTCAATACTCCTAACCATGTATTTCTTAATAATGCAAATTCGTTTATTATTTTTTCGTAGTCAACTACGTCTGCCTCGCCGTCAACGTATTTTTCTACGTCACGGCTTGACAGAGCTCGTTGATAATTTTCTAAATATTTTTTAAAATAAGAACTTCGAAGACGCCTTAGTTCAATATTTAAATAGTTTAGTATAGCTTCAATTTCTTGCAATTGATTAAATCTATGTTCAACAATACCAGGCATTTCTGCCGCCGCACGTTCAACATTTCCTTTGAGTTTAACTTCAACACGAGCTTGTATAAGTTCGCTTTCAAAGTATTTTACTGCATCAGGAATCTTAGATACATCACGAGATATTTCGCTATACCAACCCATTAGTCTTCATCGTCCCAAGGATCGTCTTCTTCGTAATTTTCTGCATCAATATCTAGAAAATAATTTATAGCACCATCTAAAGTATGGTCAGTACCTAAGCATTGCGTAAGTGTATGATCATCAACGCCATAGTCTGCTAATAAATCAACATACCTTTCTGCCGCAATCTCTATATTTTTTTTATCGGTGTACTCTTTAAATAGTGTCCAAATATCAACGATTTGACTTTCGTCCATAGTTTACTCCTCGATTATTTCTTCGACTAGTTCTTCAACATCATCATCTGCGGTATTTACCACAGGCGAAATTTTTTCGCTGTATTCAGACATAATCAAATCGAGTTTTTCTCCTACCCATTGTTTACGATAGTCAAGATGTTCATTACCTGCTAAGTCAACATATTTTAGTCTGTTACCTTGTTTTACAAGTAATCCTTGTTTTTCAAACATGTCAACAAGTCCACTATAAGGATCCATTCCAGTTTCATATGGAATCTTGACTTGCACACCTTCAAACGGCTTTGCATATCTAGTTTTCATAACCTTACAACCAGCACGAATACCACGTACATCACTTACTTTATTACCATCCTCATCTTCTTTTAGTTTCAACTTTTTCATTGCAACTACAATACTTGATGCATAGATAAAGCCTTGACCACCTGAAATTTTATCATCTGGATCAAACATATCTTGCGATGCATATGTGTGGTTAGTACATACAAGTCCTACGTTGTGTGAACCTATCATGTTAACTGTATTACGTACGAGTGCAGTCAATTGTTTAGGCTTACGACCCATATCGCCTTTCATGTCGCCTTTATTAAACTGATCAATGTCAGTAGGTGTAAGCAACATACCTAAGCTATCAATAACAAACAAAACCTTAGGACGATCTTCTTCTGCCATAGATCTATAATCATCCATAAATGTTGAAATAGTTTTTGCAACATCATCTATCATTGACATGTTCAATTTCAGTAGCTTATCTTCTGATGTATCAACTTCAAGTGCGTGTAACCATGATTCATCAAGTGCATTCTCTGAGTCAATAAGAACTACAAAGATACCTTGTTCTTGTGCGGCTTTTACAATATTACCTGCACAAATGTAACTTTTACCTGCACCACTTTCGCCTGCAAATACTGTTACCTTACCTAGTGGAACACCTTTGTTAAAGTCTCCTGATACTAGATAGTTGAGTGCATAATTGCCTGTTGAAATCCAGTCAGTTGGATCGTTAAATCCTGCACTCATTCCTGTAATGGATTTTGTTAATTGCGTCCGAAACTTACTCGGATCAAATGCCTTTGCCATAGTATCTCCTTGTTAGCCTAGTATGGGGGATTTCTCCCCCATAGAATTTATTGATTTTGTCTTGCTCTGATCATTGCAAGAATGTCAGATCCGTCAGCATTTGCACCTTCTGCTTTAGCAGGTTCCTCTGCTTTAGGAGCAGGTGCAGGTTCAGGCTTTGGGTCTACAGTAGCCTCCTTAGCAGGTGCTTCTGCCTTTGGTGCTGTCATTGACGTTGCAGTACCGTTCGATGATGCTGTATTAGGATCACCTGTACGTGCTTGCATTCCTGCAGGACGGAAGTAGTTGCTCCATTTATCTGCATCATATGCTTCGCCATCTACTGATGCTTCAAACATCTCTTGCATTACCTTAAGTTCGACTTCAGTTGGCTTCTTAGGAAGGAAGTCAGAAAGGTTAAACAAGCCGTGTGTGTTTATAGCTTGCATTTCGGCATCATCTAGTGGACGTTCTCTTCTAGCCCAATTACTTGTGCTATAGTCTGCGTATCCACCTTTTGAAGTTTTGTTAAGACGGAAGTCTACACCAGCAGTATAATCTGTTGGCAATTCTTCCATATCAGGATCCATAAGAGCCTGCTTGATAATTTGGAAAATTTGTGGTCCAATTATAAAACGTCTAATTGGATTTTCTGGAGTCTCGTCATCTGAAAGTGGATTTTCAGTAACAAAGCCTTGGAAAATATAACTTCTCTTTTTCCAATATTTTCGACCCATATCTTCAAGACTTGGATCTTTAAACCAACCTCTAACTTCATTTAGAATATTACAAGTTTCACCATACATTTCCATACATGGTATCTGTACTTGTACAGGTCTACTTGCAGTGTCACCTTTTACACCTGCAAACGGAAGTTTGATCATCAAACGTTCTTTCCAGAAAAACGTATTGTCTTGATCTCCGTCAGGAAGGAAACGCATTGTTGCAGTTTGTCCTTCTTGCATATTCCAAAATGGGTAGATTGGGTTTGGACCGCTTGGTCCTTGTGAACCACCTGAGCGTGATTCCTGTTCTTTAAGTTTAGCTCTAATTTCTGCTAATGATGCCATAGTTTTTGCCTCCTATAATTTGCCTATTGCATTGTGCCTAATTGTACAGCACTATATTGTACTATACAGTCTTATTTAGCAAAGGTCAACCTTTTTTTGCTAAATTCTTGAAATAATTGTATTTTTTTATAAGCCAGCTAATCTCATAATATCTTGTGCTTCTTTTGTGGTCTTATTCTTTTCTGCCTTGCTATATTTGTCTTTTAGTCTACCTAGTTCTTCCTGGCTAGCTCCATCACGACCTGCTTGAGCTGCTTTTTTCATATATTCTTCGCCGTGCTTCTTAACACCTGTATAATACTGTAAGCCTGATTCTTCCATTTCTTCGTCTTGTGCTACTGTTGGCTCCATTACAGTACCAGTAGGTTGTTCGTCTGTAATTACAGGTTCTTGAGGTGTAGTATATTGTTCATATGTAGCCATTATGCGTTCTATAAATGACTTCGCAGGATTTATATATTCTTCACCATAATCCTTTTCTATTGCAGTAAGGACTGCTGTTTCACCTTTAGGAAACTGTCCTGTTTCTCTATCAAATAATGACAATACAAATTCAGTCACTGGAATCTTCTTACCATCTACATCCATTTCGTCATCATCTTTGTCTCTAGCAATTTTAAGTGCTTTGGTAAATTTATTTCCTTCTTTTACACCATATGTTATGCATGGATCTTGTCCACAACCACAATTTTTCTTTTGCTTACCTTCGTTTGCTTTTTTATTTTTTGGCTTTTCATGTGTCCAACCTTTGGCTGCTAGGTCTTTATGATCTTTTTCAACCTTTGCCATTTTGCCTTTTCCTGTCTTTGGATCATACATCATGTGCGGTTCAAATTTTTCATCATCTTTTTTATCTTCGTTCATGCCTCTTTCTAAGCCGTCTGGTACTCCGTTTCCGTTTTTATCTCTCCACCATGACCCTGATTCATCATGACAATCATGTTTGCAATCACAATCTGGTTTAGATTCGTGCATTTGACAGCCGCAATCTTTACAGTGATATTTTTGATAACCAACCATATACTTTTCTTGTAATGTTTCTTCAGCAAATTGTCCCATTAGTGATTCGAAAGCATCTTCTATATTCTGTTCATCTACTGTACCAGCTCTAGTCATAAAGCCTGAATTTAATTCTTTACCGATCCTGTTAACTTCTACATCCATATCGCCAGTATCTGCATTATTTTTTCTTATTAGGTTATACAAACAAACTCTAGGATCGTTAAGACATCCGCTTTCAACCTTCTTTATTGTTGCATCATCATAACCATGTGATCCCAAAACAGTTCTTAATATATGAAGATCTTGTTCGTAATCTTTCATCCTATCTTGCTGTCCTTGTTTGAAGTCGGCAACTTTTCCTTTTATATAATCCATTATGCCGCCTTCTGCTACATCTTCAGGTCCTAAATTTTTTGCTTTAGTTGCTTCGCTCACCAAATTATATATGTAAGGAAAAACATCTTTTAATTCTTCATTAAATTGTTTGATTGTTAATTGATCGATCCAATTTTCTGCTACATCGTTAGGCACATCTTCTATGATTGGTTTTACATATGATTCAAATGCTTTTGTGTAATATGCAGGTTTCTGTAATGACTCTATTGTTTTTTTGACTGAAGTAATTCTATCTAACACAACTGGCATGTAATCTTTTAGGCTTTCGGCCATTACTGTTGAACGACCCATGTAAGACTTAAACTTGCGGAGTTTGCTTAATTCTTCACTTAGTCCAATTATATGTGTTCCAAAATCATCAAAAGGTTTGCCGCCTTCAGCAACATGTCTTGCCATTGCTCTAGCGCCTGTTAAGTGTTTGTAAGGATACAAAAATCTTTCACCGTCTGCATTTTCTATATAAATTTTTCCTATATTTCTAATGCGTCCATTTGCAATTTCTTTGTTAACACTTTCAGTGTGTTTTATAACTATCTTTGCATTATCTACTTTTTGATAGCTAATTTTGTTACTCCCGTATAGTTTTGATTCAGCCATTGTATTGTCTCCGCGGTTTTGTGCCAAAAATTGATAATCTCTACGATCTAAATTAGACTTGTTTATGTTTCTTGTATCAAATGTCATTAATCTTTTTTTGCTAAATTGTCTTAATTCTTTCAAAAAATTGTACCATTTTTCTTTAGTAATTTCGTCTTGCTCTGCGACAAAATTGTCACTGTACATTACTTCAATTGATTCCTCATTTAAACTTACGCTTACTTTTCCAAGATTAACTTCCGCCTCTTTGAAATCAAAATCAAAAAATCTTGCTTCGTTAGGCTTATTAGTGACTTTACCTTCAGCGTCACCTATAGTAACACTGGGAAATCTTCCACGTATCTTATTAAATAATTCTTCTGCTATTAGATCTAAATTTTTCATGACATAGTATTTATCAATAGTTGGTACTTATGAAGATAGGCATCGGCGCTTCATAATCTTCAATATCTTCTGTTTGATTAAAGGTATTATATATTCTAGGATCCCAATCTTTCAATACAGACATCATTCTTATAGCTAATAATGTAGCACTAATAAGGTCGTCTGTCTGTCCTAACTTTGCATTATAACTTGAACCAGTAGCTACATAATTTTTTAATTCGGATATCATTGGTTTAGAATGAATGCACATTTTATCATTTTCTATCATTGTTTTTAATCTACTACAAGCTGTGATCTTTGTGCTATGTGTTGTATTGAAGCCTTTACGGAATTTACGTACATGTCCTTTTCTAATAGGTTCACTTACAAATAATCCTTTTATGTTATCTTCGCCAAAATCATTAATTACAATAAGTGCAGCCTCACCTATACCGTTGTTTTCAACACTCCAATAAATTCCATTTTCGTTACCAATTTCGTTTGCAATGTAATTACAGATATCAGCTAATACTCTAATTTGTCCTGGTATAGCAGTTGTATTATGTTGCCATTCAGCAACTTGTTCATAGCTAGGTAATTCAAACACTTGTATAGCGGCATAGTCACCTCCTGTTCCCATGCTTGGGTCTAAGGCAACAGCATATGTATAATCTTTATTAGGCGCTTTGTACCAACGTGTTTGACCCATATTTATTGTTGGATTGTTTCCTTCTAATGTTGCAAGTTTTATTGCACTAATTAATGTTTCGTCGAATACCAAAAACTCGCAACCATATTCTCGTCTAAATCTTTCCTCTCCAATTCGCCCCATTTCTTCGTCTTTCCATTTTTCATCTCTATCAGGATGCTCGTCCCAACTACATGTAAAACTATGGAATCCGTTACGTCCTACTGCCTGTTCGTTTCCGTGTTCGTCAAATTTATCTTCTGCTTGTTTCCAAATATTTGCGAATGTATCTTCATCTGAGTTAGGCGTACTTGTAAGAATTGCACGACCACCTGTAGCAAGTGTCGGAGATATTGATGTCCAAAATTCATCTGCAATAGTAGGTTGCACAAATGCAAACTCGTCACAATACAATAAAGAAATACTCATACCACGCCCTGTATTGCCTGTTGTAGTGGCACTTACAATACGAGAACCATTTTCAAATTCTATACTACCTTTGTTGTAATTTACAACACCTGCTCTTATATGATCTGGACACATTTCATACCCATATCTAATGCGTTGCATTATTTCTTGGGCGCCTGTGTATTTGTGTGCCGCTATAAGTATCGTTTGATCAGGATTAAACATTGCATACCATAATAGGTATATTGCGGCACATGTTGTTTTGCCTGTCTGTCTAGGCAACATATTGATATTAAATCTATGATTGTGGTAACTACCTAATAAACGTACTTGATATTCGTATGGGTCAAAAAGAAGTTTACCTTGTACTGGGTGTTGTATATATGCAAAGTGTTTTGCAAAATACAAATATCCTAAATCCCTATCCATGCATTTTGCCAAATCTTGGATTTGTTCTTCTGTAAACGTTTCTTTTTTATTTGCTTTTTTGGTTAAAACACCATCTAAACTTTTGCTCATGTATATATTTAACCAAAAAATAAGGGATTATTTTAATTTACGAGTATTCAACACCTGCGTAAAAAGGTATATTTCTGCTACTAATTAGGCTAGATCCCGGCAAGAATGTCAAGTTCATAATACAAGCACAAGCAATTATATTGCCTCCTAGTTCTTGTACAATATCTATTGCGGCATTCATAGTACCACCTGTAGCCATTAAATCATCTATGATGATTACTCTGTCATCTTTTGATATTGCATCTGATTTGATTTCTAAGGTTGCTGTGTTATATTCTAGTTGATATTCTTTTGATTTTGTAGGCGGAGGTAGTTTTCCTTTTTTTCTCGCTAGTACTAACGGATTACGTGTTCTGTGTGCAAAAATACTAGCAAAAATAAATCCTCTAGCATCTAAACCAACAATCTTATCTACAGGACAATATTTTAATAGCTTGTCATAAAGAAAATTATTTGCTTCTGCAAACCCCTGGGGACTTTGACATAAACTTGCTGTGCATTTAAAGTCTATGCCCTCTTTAGGAAAATCTTTATAACTTGTTATATACTCTTTTATCATTAGTAACTCTGTGCAAGTCTCCACATCAGATATTCCTTGCTTTCAATTGGTTCATACTTATCAGGTTCTTTAGTCAAATTCTTAACTATAGTACCAGGTTGCGGGTCAACAAAGTGTGGCATACTGAAACGCTCTTGATCAATGTGTGTATTTACTACTCTATGCTTTGTACTTTTAAAATAATCATTTGTCCAACGTTGTAATAAGTCACCTATGTTTACAACGACACCGTCGTCAGCGTATGGAACAGAATGCCATGTGCCTTCAAGGTCCTGTACTTCAAGTCCTGGTACGTCATTGATTTGCCAAAGTAATGTAATAGTACCATAATCACTGTGTTCTCCGATCCTCATTTGTTTGTCTAACAATGGACCTGTGTATGCAGGATAGTGTAATATTCTTGTTGTGTTGAACATATGTTTATGTGCATCTACAAGAGTTGTACCTGTGTTCAATATTACATCAAACATACTTAAAATACGTAATGTTAGTTTGTCTGCAATACTAATACTATCTAATGCACTTTGTTTGAACGTTGGTAATTCTGTAGGCCATAATTCATCAGGCATTCTAGTATTATTGTAATTGTATGATTCTTTAATATCTTTTGGTGCTGTAGGATCTACATTTTCATGTCCTACCATACTGTATCCTAAGTTTGTTTCGTTATTATAGGGATATTTTTGTTTTGTTTCCATAGGCAAAGCAAAAAAGTCTTGCATACTTTGTTGCCACATTTTCATTTTAGTTGCTTCTGGAATATCAAGTGCATTTGTAAAAACTGCAAATCCTACAGTAGTATATGCTTCTTCAATTTTTTTTAGGCTATTTACGCCCATTAAATCTATAATTGGTATCATTATTCTATTCCTGAGTTGACAAGTGGCCCTTGCGAGCCACTTGTATATAAGTTAGTTAGGTAATAGTGCGTCAATACCTTCAACATAGTAATTCATGCTGTCTAGATGTGCTCTATCAGCAATTTCACCATCTTTTAGTCTAAGTTCACCTTTGTTGTCTTTGATTGGACCTGTAAATGCAAAGTATTCACCTGCTGTAATAGCGGCTTTAATTTCTTCAGCTTTTGCTTTTACATCATCTGGCATGTTAGTGAACGGTGCCATACCAACTGAACCATCATTCATATGTCCAAAGTAACAACCTTCAACAGGGTCACATTCTGGCTTCCATGTGCCGTCTAGTACTTGCCCAACTTTTCTTACATAGTAAGGCCCCCAGTTATCAATAGTTGCTGTCAATTGTGCCTTAGGAGCAAATCTGTATTGATCACTTGCTTGACCAAACCCAATAAGTCCTTGTTGTTCTGCAACCTGTAAAGGAGCAGGTGAGTCTGTGTGTTGTGCAATAACATCACAACCTTGGCTAAACAACGCTTTAGCGGCATCTGCTTCTTTACCTGGATCGTACCATGTCATAACCCATACAACATCAATGTCAACTTTAGGATTCATTTTCTTTGCACCCATATAAAATGTGTTAATTTCCCTAATTACTTCAGGAATTGGATAGGCTGCAACATAACAAATTTTATTAGTCTTAGTCATCATACCTGCAATAATACCTTGTACATGTCTTGCTTGGTATAATCTTAAACCATAGTTAGCAAAGTTTGTGTCATTACTTTTGTAACCTGTAGCATGTTCGAATTTGATATTTGGAAACTCTTCTGCTACTTTACGCATTGAATCCATATATCCAAAACTTGTTGCAAAAATAATGTCAGCACCTTGCATTGCCATTTGACGCATTACACGTTCTGCATCTGGACCATACTTCACACTTTCAACAAAGAATGTTTCAACTTTGTCACCGTATGCTTCTTCAACTTGTTGACGACCAATGTCGTGTCTGTAAGTCCAACCGTGGTCACCTGTTGGTCCTACGTATATAAAGCCAACTTTGACTTTGTCTTTTGCCTCACCAGCGAATGCTGGAGACATAATTGCGATAACTGTCGCAAAAAGGGCAGTTAAAAATAGTTTCATGTTTTATCTCCTCTTAGGTTGTGGGTGTTCTCTAACTACAAAATGCTTCACCCAAATGGTACAAAATAGATTGATGTCAAGTTAGATTGACACTTGACAATGGTATTTATTACAGGTACTCATTATAGTACCCGATATCGAACCTTAGATCAAATAGCATGCGTTTGTCTTGCTGAATAATGACTGGAACAGGTGCACCGTTTGGACCATTGTTAGGATCGCTCCACAATATTTCAAATTCACCTGTGTCTAGTTTTTTATGAAGTTTTTTTAAGCGTCTTCTATTATAATTTTTACAAATATAAACTATAGCTTGATTTTTTCCTAATGGCTCAAGTTCACCGGACCAATCAACAAATTTTATTTCGCCTTTTTTTAGAGCGGCTCCACTCCATGGACATACAGGTTTAATGTGTTCAAAATATTTCTTCCAATCAACTTCCGTAGATGACATCCTTAATCCATTTTGCTTCTTTGGTTACACCGTATATATCTAAATGCTCCCCTTTATCAAAACAATGTGATTTGTAATCAGTAATATTTTCTTGTGTAGTTGGCATATCTATAAACTTAAATTGTTTATTATGTCCAAAAATAAAATCAGCTTTTGATTTCAAATATTCTCCTATGCAGATAGATTGCGTATGTTCAAAATCAGGATGTATATGCTCCGTCCATAATTGCCAAAATTTATATGATTTTTTTATATCCCAAAAGTTGCTCTGATGATGCGGGAAAAATCCATTTGGACTCATAATATAAATTCTTCTCATATTCTCCATACTCCATGCATGGTAGTTAGGAGATCTTTCTTCTAATTTCATTATAAAAGATTTATGAATAGATGAATATCTACAACCTGCTGTAAGTTTTACAATATTATAATCATAGAGATGTGAGAACTTATTAAAGAAAAACATTATAGCTTGGTTGCTTAATCCGCCTCTTCCGTAATTATGTATAGTATCGTTTGGGAGTATTTTGCTAAGTTCTTCAGGCCAACTAACGTATGCAGTCTCTTTTTTGCGTTTTTTGCCGCGGTTTTTTATACCGCCCATTCCCGCAGTCCAACTACAACCATATGTGGCAATCTTCATTTGCCGATTTTAACCTCTAGATTTTTTCTTGCCGCGTGAAGCCTCTTCCATACCACGGTTTTTCTTCTTGCCGCGTGATGCTTCTTCCATTCCACGATTTTTCTTTTTGCCACGTGATGCTTCTTCCATGCCACGGTTTTTCTTCTTACCTCGTGATGCTTCTTCCATACCACGGTTTTTCTTCTTACCTCGTGATCCTTCTTCCATACCACGGTTTTTCTTTTTGCCACGTGATCCTTCTTCCATACCACGGTTTTTCTTTTTGCCACGTGATCCTTCTTCCATGCCTCTATTCTTTTTTCCGCGGTTCTTTTTGCTTTCATCAAACTTTTCGTTTAATGCGGCCCACAGTTGTTCTCTTATACTAGATTCTACTGTTTGATGAACTGCTGGATCTTTTGCACGTATAGCACCTTTAGGTTTTTCTCTGTTTATTCCTCCGGATAAATCTTTTGTCATAGTATGATGATCAGCATATGTTTCTTCTGGTGAATTATCCCATTCTTCATCTACTGCTTCTTCTCCCATTCCACACGGTGAATCTCCCATAGGTGGTTCTGGCATATCAGGTTCTGCATGCATATGAGGAATATTTGATTCCATACCAGCATTTTTCAATATAGCAATTAGTTCTGCAACTTCTGCTGAACTAGAACCATTCATTGAAATATTCATTGATGCTTCTTTCACTTGTTTTTTCATGTTGGTCTCCTTTTCTGCAACTTGTACACCGCGTTCCTTAGCATCTGCATTCGCATCTGGAGCACCGCTTTGCTGTGTATTAGCTTTAGGTGCACCTATTATTTTTGCACCTTTATTATTTTTTATGAATATATCTAAAGCCTGTGGCTGTCCGTACCCTCTAATGACAGTTCCGTCTGTTTGTGGGATTTCAACGAAAGGCTTAGGATATTTTTTCTTCATATCTTTTACATTGAAGTTTGTTGATTGTCCAGTTGATTGAATATGGACTTCTTTACTTACCTTAGGTGCTGTTGGAGCATTTCCTAAGTCATCTCCGTCTCTTGTGTCTGTATTTATATCTGGACCTTTTCCGCCGAATGCATCTAACCCCGGCTCTTTAGCTGTAGCTTGAGGATCATTTGCATATGTTGCGTCACCTTGCTTTTGTGCATCATCTGCTGCCGCTTGATTCTGTGCCGCTATATCATCTGCTGGGCCATCTACACCCTGTTGTGGAATGTTAAGGGCTTTTTCCATACGCTTGATTAAGTCGCCGAATTCTTGTTGTACTTTAGGATCTCTTTTTGCAGATGCACGTATTTGGTCTAAATATTTTTGTAGTTGTGCTAACTGTGGAGGATCTAATTTTTCTGCTATTGCACGGTTTTCAACTATAAATCTATAGTGAGTCATGCCTTGAACACTTTCTGCCGCCATTTTTAACAACTTTTCAATTTCAGGAGCAATAACTTGTCTAATTCTTAATCTACTAGGAACTTGTTCTGTACCTTGATCTGTTGCTTGTGGATCATCTGCGAAATTTGCATTTCCTGCATCCATTGCTTTATCTGCGGCTGCTTGATTAGTTGCATCTTGTTTTGCTGTAGCATCTGCATCTTTTGGTTTTTGTCCTTGTAATAATTCTTGAATCTTTTTCATAGTATTTGGACCAGCTTGTCCATCTACAGTTAATCCGTTAGCTTTTTGAAAAGCGGCAACTGCATTATAAGTTCCTTGGCCGTATTTGCCATCTATACCATTTGGATCGTGACCTAATCTACCTAAAGCTGTTTGCAAATCTTTAACAGCAGGCATTGCTTGTTTGCCACCATCATTATATGCTTTCATTAAGTTAGCTGTCTTCAAATCTAATTTTCCAGCAAGGTTAGATCCAGCATCACCTTTGCTTGTATCTATTTCTGGACCCGCTCCACCAAAGGCATCTAGACCTGGATCTGCATCAGTAGCTTGATCTGCTTGGTCCATTCCTTGTGCAACACCACCTTCTTGATCAGTAGCAGTACCTGGATCTTCTTCACTACCTACAGCATCAACTGACCCATCGTTTTGAGGTGCTCCGCCTTCACCGCCTCCTTGTGCATTTGCTCCCGTTGCTTGATCTGCTTGGTCGATTCCTTGTGCAACACCACCTTCTTGGTCAGTAGGCTTAAATTTTCCTGTTCCAGCAATAGCGTCTTTTTGATCTTTAGTAAGTGCTTTTTGTTCTGCACCACTTGTTGCCTCGTCTGCGGCTTTAATTTCTGCAGGACTCATATCGCCACGTAATTCACCAGCTATTTGATCTGCTCTAGCATCATCAATACCTAAAACTTTTTGTACAGTGCTTGTTACCCAATCAACAAATCCTTCATCTAATTCTTTAGTATCTTTTCCAAAAGCATCTGCAATTTTGATATGTTTTTTGATGTCTGTCATATTATCCACCTACTACTGCTTTAGTATTGATATCATCACTGATATCTGCACTCTCGCCTTTTGGTGCACCTTCCATTGGATCTATTTCTCTTTCTTTACGAGCTGTTTCTAACTCTTTCAATAAATCCATTACTCTTGCTCCAGCAACATCTTGCTGTGCTGATTCACCACCCATGTCTTCTGTATTCAATATTGATTCATAAGGTTCATCTGTCTTTTCAGATTGTTGTCTTTCAATAGGATCATGTTCGCCACGAACTGTTAGATGACTATGTGATATATCACAACAATTTACAAGATAATGTTCAAGTATATGTGCTGTTGTAGGATATTTTAATTCTACTTCGTAATGGGTAACTTCACAATTTTGTAATTGCGGGAAATCCATTGGTTTCTCTTGAATTGGTGTCCTTTTTCCTGCACTAAGTTTTAGTAATTCATATTTGTTCAAGTTTCGTTCCATCTTATCGACAAAACCTTCAGGTAAGTCTCCTGCTACCCTTACAAAAAATTTATATGTCTTTTCAGACTCTGTTAAAAATGATTTAAATGTTTTCATGGCGTTTTCCTATTATAAACTATTTATCCATACTTTTTAATTTTTCCAATAAACTATTTCTATCTGTGACAACATATCCGTCACCATTTACTACATCTCCGCCTATAGGCGTATCTTGATCCAATTTTTCCTTCTTTAGTTGCAGTTCAATCATCTTTAATTTTTTATCCATTTTAGCAACTTTGGCATCAAGAGACGTTTTAAGCATCGATCCAGCCACTTCAAAAACCCTTCCACTGTATCTACTCTCCACATTCATGCCTAAATCCATTAGGTCTTCATAACTTTGTAATGCTCTGTCAGCTATGTCGTTAAGCTCATTATCAGCTTTGTCGCCCAAACCTTTAACACTTGGTAATGCACTTGCAATTTTATCAAATTCTGCAATATCTCTCAAAGTTTCTTTTTGTTCTACAACTGCAGAATTTGCCTTGTCTTGGTTCTTTGCGTCTTTGATCATTTCTTTGCTATCAGGCAGGTTTAAAAGTTCTTCTAGTTTTTTCGTCATAGTATGTAACCTTTATTTACACATGTATTTATCGTTACCTACGACCGTTGTGAAAAATATCATCTTCTGTTACTATGCGAAATGTTATGTTATTTTGCTTACAGTAGGCATAAGCCGCTTCCCATTTGGCTTGATTTACTATCCAAGACGCTTGATTTACTCTACTTCTTCCTAATTTTTCTCTATATGCTTGGTTTGAAGGTTTTACTTCTATTAATTCAACCTTTTGCTTGCCCCCTCTATCAGCATATGCAATAAAAAAGTCTGGAACGTATATTGTTTGTTTACCTGTTAACGGATTTCTATAAGGTATTTTTACTGCTTCACTAGCCCATTTAGCCACAGCAGGATGAGAATCACAAAAGTTCATAAAGGCAAATTCCCAACTACTTCTATAGGTAGGTACTTTAGTGCCAATATATTTTTCTGGAAATTTACAGTTAAATTTACCTTGAGCAAATCTAGCCATTTTTTATACCACTACATTACGCTTTTCTAGTGTATTGTCATTGTTGGTTACTTTGAATCCTAATGTGCTTGTGTTAAGTCTATTATAATTTAAAACTTCTGTAACAACTGTGCTAAGTTGTATGTTATCTAATCCTTTTAATGTGTCTAGTAATTCAAATATTTTTACTTGATCAATTTTTGCTTGATTCAATAATGTAGTTGTAGTGCTTATAGCGGCATTTTTTTCAAAACCTCTTTTCTCAAAAAACCCAACCACTGCATCTACTTCATTTGATGGAAAAGATAATTTTTCATTAAAATAATTATCAAAAAAATCTGTTACTCTTTTATCATTAGTTTGTGCTTGTTGTGGTAGACTACTCATTTTATGTTCCTGTTACTGCTTTTTCTAATGCTGCCATTTCGACAGGATTGCTTTTTATCGCTTGATAGGCGGCTTTGCCTTGTGCTACAGAACCACCTGTTATACCTTGATAATTTTTTACATACTGTTGTTGCATTGCACTATCTAATGCCGCTGGATTATTTTTGAGTAAAGATTTTCCTTTTGTAAAAGCTCCTACGGCTGCTACTCCAGCCGCGGCTATCAATAAATCTTTACTTCCACCTTTACCTCCATTTTTAGGAAATAGCGTTTGAGCAACTCCATTAACATTTGTGCCTGTTGCCGCACCTAATGCCCCAGTAATAAGACCAAACCCTTCTTGTCTCAATCCTTCTTTGCTTAATCCTCTGATATTACCAATTAAGTTTGCACCCATTAACACCGCTAGTAACGGATTTTCATATGCCTCTCCACTAGCAATAAAATCATATAAACTAAATGCACCTTCTATTGCTGAACCAAGTGTTCCTCCGCCTCCACCTGCTAATGATATTGGACTTGGTGTTGTGTCGTAATGATCTTGACCGAAACCTGTAGGCGAACCATTAGCACCGGCACGTACAGCACCACTTTCATAAAATACAGCTTCATATGCTACACTTATTCTATTTTCTAATGTACCTGACAAATCTGAATTATTTACATCATCATGACTCCATTCTGAAAGTATTGGATTAACAAGAGTAAATGTAACATACTCTCCCCGTGCCATTGTGCTTATTCTAATTTCCTTAAAGAAAGGAACACCAGGATTATATACATCCATACCATACTTATATTTGTTCATTTCAGTACCAAGGTATGTATTGTGAGGTTTTACTGCATATGCTCTACCATTATTGATACGCTGATTGCCATCAGCAAAATAATATCTATAATACGCTTGCATTAGTGCTGTAGTTAGTCCTTGATTATCATCGTGAAATGTTATATTTACAGGATTATATTGTATACCAGTTTGAACATTTTTAATTCTATTATATTTCTTTTTTTGTTCAACATTAGCACTATAACTAGGTAAATCTGCAGACTTAACAAGCATGCCTATTTCGTTAAGAGGTCCTCCTTGAAACAGTTTTGGTATCAAACTTGCACCTTCTGGAGTAACCACAAATTGCACATGATAATTAAATTTACTTCTAGGAGCAAGTCGCATGTTACTGTCAACATACAATCTTGAAGCATGTTGCCAGTCTCCTAAATTGCCTTTAGGTGATAATGCGCCTGACGCAATCGAATCTAGTAATGAATTAAATTTATTTGCCATACTAATATTTATCTATGTAAATTAAGTGTATATATAAAAGAAAAAGGGGAGCGTAAAAAGCTCCCCTATAATTAGACTAAATGGATTTTTTATTAGGCTCCGCCACCTGTTACTGCTGTATTTACTGTACGTCCAACTGCTGTACCAATACCTGTTCCTTGTGGTGATTGGATTGCGTTGTCATATCTAATACTTAATGTAACACTGACAGGGTCTGTAGAGTTTGAATATGCTAAAGTATTGTAATTAGCACTTTCACAATAACATCCGTATAATTCAAATGTTTCTAAAACAGTTGGTACATTAGCACCATTACCGCCATCTAAGATTTCAATACGTGTAACGAATTTATAATCCTGTCCTGATGCCGCACTTGACTGTTCAAAAAAGTCAAATTGTTTCTGAAGTTGTTCGCCAACTAGTTTTTGGACATTGTTGTTTACATCTTCACGTAAGTTTAATGTAATTGGTTCCCAAGTATGTTTACCTGCTAGGTATACTCTTGAGTTGTAAACATCAAGTGTCATTTGTTCAAAACTTACATTTGGTCTAGTTACATCAATAACTTGCTTTGTAAGTTCTGTAGTTGGTGTGCTTATGCCAAAATTTTCTAGCGATACCCTAAAACGGTATTGCAATTTTGGCATTAAAAGTCCCTGATTACTTGCGGAATCTCCACTAGCTAACGGGACTGTAATTTTTGATAATGTTGAAATTGCCATTTAGTCTGCTCCTATTAATAGTATTTATCAGATTAAAGTCCTGATATTTCTCCAGTATTTTTAAGTCTTAGAGGTATGTAAATAAACTCTACTGCCTTAACAGGTTCGATAGCAATATCTAAATATAATTCATTTTTATCAATTCTGCTAGGTGTATTATTTGACTCGTCACATACTACTAAGTAATCATACAAGCCTCTTTGTCCTACTAATTCTAGTAGTAAACTTTCAGCCGCTTGTTTTATTTCGTCCCTAGTAATTTTATCGTTCGGTTCAAATATGTAAGGTTTAGCAAGTGTGTTTAACTGACTTCTCAAATATATAACAAGTCTTGCTACATTTATTCTATCCAATGCACTTGCGCCTCTTGCACGAGTTTTCTGCCCAAAGTTTACAAGTCCTGCACCTGTAATAAATGTAATTGGGTTAACATTGTTTGAGTATAAAGTATCTCTTTGTCCCTCATTCAATGCAACACTTACAAATTCGCCTTCACTGTTTACAAATCCAGTTGAACTAGCATTAGTTATACCACCACGTCTTGTACCTGCTGGTGCAAACCATGGAAACGATACTTGATCGCTAAGTGCAATCGTTCTAAGCATCATATGTGAAGCAGGAACTACAACATTATTGCCAAAGTTATCACTTGTAAAGCCTGCTGGATAAAATACTCCTAAGTATTCATCTCTGCTAACTAACCCGTCATCGTTATCTTCAACTGCTGTGTTAACATTTGTTGCCCATTCATTTAATGAAGTTGCATCTGGTGTTAATCTAAACGGAGAATCACCTACTATGAATGCAGTTAATCCTCTATCAAAGTTTAAGCTGATCATTTCTCCTATAAGTTCCGGATATCCAGGTGTAGCCATAACATTAAACAATCTTGATTCATCATCTCTAATGTCATCATTGCTATTTACTACTGCCTGTAACGCTTGTACTACAACTTTACGCTGTGCTTTGCGTCCAAAACTACCTGAACCATCTGCTTGATTTCCGGACTCTGTTACCCATCTATGTGGATAATAGTTTTCCATTGAAACATCACCTTGACGTTTATTAACAGATGTAGTATCTATGTAATTACGCTCAAATCTTTTTACGTTGAATCCACTTCTACGTAGATTCCAAAGCAACATACCTTTTGGATATAATGCTGGATCTGGTGCATCTGGATCTAAATAGTTACTTGCAAGTAACTCAGGAATAGTACCGCTTGGTGCAACTGTTGTTGTTCCACCGCCTGTACCATAACGTGCATCTGCAAACAGTATACCGTTTTCAGTTGTTTGATCACTTGAATCTAATGGTGATCCCCATTTTTGGGCTGTCGTTCCAGAAATGTTTACATTATATCTATATATTGTTGGATAGTTTTCCAAATCTGCTGTTGATATCCATAAATCGCCTGTTACTAGAGCACTTCCATCGCTTTGTTGCGTAGGCATACTAGCTGAAACAATTGGACCTGCTGGATCAGCATTAGGATATGCTGTAGAGTCACCATAACCTACCCAAGTTGTGCCATTATGCCATAACATGTCAACTTCGTCAACAATACTGTTATACCAAAGTTGCCCTTGGCTTGCTAAACTAGTCACTGCATTTGCACTTGCTGTGTAGGATAAAATTCTCCAATTTGTTGCTTGAAACTGTTTAGGACTTGTTGCATTTGTTGTACCATCTACAAATGCTAAATTAGCAGTTGATGTTGGATCATTTGCATCAAACGGTTTAAATCCTATTGCATTTAAAATGCCATCTGTATCAACAAATTTAATTTCACCACCTTGTGAATGTGAAATTACAATTCTATTTGAAGCATCTACTGTTGCACTTACATTCTGTGAAGCTGCAGATGTTATTGCTGATGCAATTAATACTGAGTCACCTGTTGCACTACCAGTAGTTGTGACTGATGCTGTTACAGGTGCACTAAATGCTGAGCTTCCTTTGTTTGTAGAAGCGATTGTAAATGTAAATGTACCTGCTCCTGGTGAAGTACCTGTTATTGCATTACTTGTAATTGTTGTAGCACCACTAGCTTGTCTGCGGTAAATTGTAAAGTTTGCTAACGGCTGTGTATCATTTGCAACATTTGTTTTTGCATACAAATCACCAATAGCTAAATTTGCTCCGCCACCTGTGCTATCTAACCAGTATATTGCAGATGCATTATTGTCATAGAAAGGAGCAGCAACTTCGTCCCACAATAATGTTGTAGAATTCCAAAGTTTTACATCTAATTTCGCCCCACCGTTCGGTAATGTAGTTTTAAACCATATGCTACCTGAAGGACGAGGATATGTGTCACCGCTTTTCCATTCTGGCACACTAGTATGTGCTGAAATTTGTAATGCTGGTGGATAATAAGTTCCTGCACTGATTCCTAGCTCTTCTAGTCTTGTTGCATCACCACCAATTACTATCGGACCGCCTAATGTGGAATCGTCCGCACCCGAACTTGCTCCTGTGCTGTAAATTTCTAAAAATCCATCTACTACGTCTGCTGATATCTCACCACCCAAGCCTATGCCTGAGTTAATAGCAGTAGCAATTTGACTTACAGTGTTTCCACCTACTGATACAACTGAGCCGTTAATTGTAATATCTGCTGTTCCTGCAAATGAAGGATTAGCTTTAGAGCCTTTTACTGTAGCCCAACTCTTTGTCCATGCGTTGCTTCCAACTTCAACCCATGTTCCACTTGCATTTTTATACCACAACTTATTCATGGTAGTCACAGCAACAATTACATAATCGCCAATTGCACCAATACTTGATAAAGGAGTATAATTTCCTGCATCATAATCTACAACTTCGTTTTGTTTGTAAATTACAGTCGGTACTTTTGTAGTAAATGTTTGACCGCCTGTTGTATTAATTGCATTGCTGTTCCACTGTTGTATTCCGTAATTTGAACCGTCAGTATCAAACCAGTATGTACCTGCTAATGGATTCGCTGCTGGTGCATCAGCTGTTGGTTCTAATTCTCCTAGATCAATGTCTGCTCTTACTACATATGCTCTATTGCTTACACCTAATAATGAATAAGCAGCCTGTAAACCATATTCGTTAAGTTCGCCAGCATGTATTGGATTATTATTAGTATCTGTTTTAAATATCGGATCACCAAATGTGTCCGCTAAATCTCTTTGCGATGTAAGTAAGAAAGGTTTACCTGCATTCGCTTTCAATGTACCTTGGGCTGTTCCTGTGCCGGCAGCATTTTGCTTATTGCTTGCTGATGCAACAAAAACCATAGGTACTGTACCTGGCTCAGCTGGGGTATAAAAACTTTCGTCTATAACGCTGACCTGTACTCCTGGTGATGTTAAAGCCATATTATTTCTCCTGTTGGAATCTTTTTGCTATTACTATTTAGCAAACAAAATAGAAAAGGTGTGTGTTTATACCATTAAAAAGGCACCAAAAAGGTGAGGTAAATACATTATGAGACCTTTATGTAAATGTGGACAAAGACCTGCGGCTGTAAACTATAAAAAAGGAAAGAAAACATATTATAGAAAATTATGTGAGAGGTGTTTACGCAATGGCATAAATCATGGCATACCTAAATGGAAACAAAGAGGTTATATAAAAAAAGATGAATGTGAAAAATGTGGATATAAAAGTAAACATGCGGAGCAATTTAATGTTTACCACATTGACGGCGACTTGAATAATTGTAGTGTAATGAATCTAAAAACTATCTGTGCCAACTGCCAACGTATTATGCAGAAGCAAGGCGTGAAATGGAAGCAAGGTGATCTTGTACCTGATTTTTAAGATCTTCCATAGTGCCGTTATTTCCTATGATGCTATCAAATTTTACATTTGCCCATCGCCATTCAGATTCATGAACATCTTTAGGTTCAACACCAATATCTTGATACATTCTAAACCACACAGGATCTGCACCTCTTTTCACATGCCAAACCTGACCATTTAATGAATGTATCATATCTGCTTCATTAGGAAAACGAACATCTGGTATCACATAGTCTTTTGTGTTATCATGCATTAATTGTTGTTTTACAAGACTAACCCATATTCCATCAAAAAATCCATCTCTCATACAATCTGTTCCAAACAGTTGTAATACTAATCTTGGTGTAATAGGTTTTCCTACTTCTTTAGTCCAAAATTTATCTGGCTCTTCTCTCCAGGCTCTGCTGTCATCTGTGTCCCCTTCAAGGTTATTCCTGTCCCAATTAAAAACAGAAGCAACGCCATCTTTTAATTTATCTGCAAAACTAATTTTTGTGAAGTTGTGTTCTTCTACTAATATATCCGCGGCTGATCCTTTACCGCTACCTATAAGTCCACAAATACCTATTATCATATAAAATCCTCTAGTATTTGTATATTATAGACTATAAATGTAGTAATGTCAAGAAAAAATTATCCTATTGAAAATCCGTATCCAACGCCGCCAGATACTTGAGTAGATACATCAGATTCTAGTTTTTCCATTTCTTGTTGAGCTTCACTTTTTAAACTTTGACCGTTTAGACTTGTACCACCTTGTGGTCCTGCAATAGTAGCAAATTTTTCTCTAGCTTCGCCTAACATATATTTGCAACTTGCAAGTGTGTAATCTTTTATCCATTGCTGTGCAAGATAATCATTCATTAGATTTTCATCTGGACGATAATTATAACAATACATCAATAAAGTTTCTTCGGCTCTAGGCCTTTGAAGTAAAGTTAATTTTTTAGTTTGTGTATTCCATTTAAACTCTATAAATGAACCAAACATCCTTCCTACAAGTTCTTGATATTGACTAAACATATCATATGTTGCTAAGCCACCTAGATTAGAACTTGATAACAAGTATGCGTTTGTATATGCTAAATTGAAAGGTTCAAAAATTGTGCCACCATCGCCGCCACCTGACCTTGAACCAATTGAACGTCTAAATATTCTTCTAACTTCTACTATTTCATTTGGCAATGTATATTCATTTTGATCTATAATTGTTGGCATAAAAAAGTATGATTCTTCTACTGAGTTATCAGATCTCTGTCTGAATTTTGTCAACGCCTTAGTCAAAGCAGTTTCATAATGAACAGGATCTAGTTCAACATCAACCATTCCTCCGCCTAGCATTGTATGAACATAATCAAATATATCTTGTTTTTGTAAAGCCATTTTGTAGTCTCCGTAGTATTTATCGTATTAGTCTACTATCGATAAATATGTATATGCCAAGATTAAGTTTATATAGACCAGAAAAAGGAAATGATTATACATTTATAGACAAACAGGTCTATGAGATGTTCACTGTAGGCGGTACTGACATTAATGTACATAAGTTCCTTGGTGCAGAAAATCCTGACGAAAGCAATGCTACCGCAGATCAACCTAGATATGACGCTGTAAAAGAAACCAACATACAAGATTTACTATTTTTAGAAAATAGGGATAGAAAATATGATCCAGATGTATATACTATGCGTGGTATTTACAATGTCCAGGATATTGACTTTAATTTAAGTCAATTTGGTTTATTTTTAAGCAATGATACTTTGTTTCTAACTATTCATATCAATAGTAGTGTCAAAACTCTAGGACGTAAAATAATTGCAGGAGATGTAATTGAATTACCGCATCTCAAAGACGAATATGCATTGAATGATTTAAGTTATGCGTTAAAACGTTTTTATGTAGTTGAAGATGTAAATCGAGCTGCAGAAGGATTCTCGCAAACTTGGTATCCTCATCTATATAGACTAAAATTAAAACAAATAGTAGATTCACAAGAATTCAAAGAAATACTTGATTTGCCTGCAGAAGAAGGACAAGACGGAGCAAACACTTTACGGAATATGTTAAGCACATATGAAAAAGAAATGCAAATAAACAATGCAGTAGTGCAACAAGCAGAAGCTGATGCGGCAAAATCTGGGTATGATACAAGTCATTACTACAGTTTACAATTAAACAGTGATGGCAACACTGAATTAGTTGATACAGATGCAGACAATATACCTGACACTATGCAGACTGCTAATAAATCAGGTTATAATGGATATTTGCTAGGAGACGGAATACCTACTAATGGTGCAAATTTTGGTCATGGAATTGGCTTTCCAACTAATAAAGCAGTTGGAGATTACTTTTTACGAACGGATTTTAGTCCAAACAGATTATTTAGATATGACGGAGCAAGGTGGGTAAAACAAGAAGATAATGTGCGTATGACAATGACTCAAACAGACACAAGAAGCACACAAAAAGGTACGTTTATAAATAACACTAACTCTGCAACAATTTCAGGAGAAAATGTAATAGAAAGACAAAGCCTAAGTGATGCTTTGAGACCAAAGGCAGATGAATAATGAGATTTGAAGAATTTTATGAAATAAGAAGTGAGAAAGATAGGGTAGAAAAAGAAATATACCTAAATACTCCTGTTGAACATATTTGTAATGGATTAATAAGAGCAGGTGTAAAAAGAAAAGATGGGGGATTTAAATACCCAGCTAGAGCAAGGAATATGAAGAAAAATGCTTTAGATGCAATCAAAAGGTATAGAAATCGCAATCCACAATTAGCTTCAGCAATTCAAGCATGTCTGCAAAAAAATGGTTATGGTAAATTAGGACAAGGAGATCTAAAAGGATTTGCAGGCGATGGTGGATATAGTGACTATGCAAAAGGAAAAGGTACAGGCACAGGTGTAGGAACCGGCACAGGTAATAATATATTTGGTAAAGGTACCGGTGATGGCGATATACCTGGGTATACTCCAGGAGATGGTACTGCTGTTGTTGGTGCAAACTCAGGAAAAGGCAACGCAGATTCTGGTACAAGCACTACAGGTAAAGGTAATTCTGATACAGGAACTGAAAGTTATGCTACTGAGTCAGGTAAACTGAACAGCTACTTGCAAAATGAAGATTGGGAAGGTGCGTTAAATTACCTTGATGGCAACCCTGGGTTTGAAGATTATATTGGGCCTAGTTTTAGGAAAGATATAGAGGGCACCATAGATGCTATAGAAGCCAAGAAAAAAGCACTTGCCGCGGCTGAAAAGGCGGCACTTGAACAACAAATTGCAGATGAACAAAAAGCTGAAGAAGCTCGTATAGCGGCAGAGAATGAAAGAATAGCTAACGAAAAAGCCGCTAAAAAAGCTGAAGAAGAAAGGCTTGCAAAAGAAGAAGCACTTAAGAAAGCAGAAGAAGCTAGGATTGCTAAGGAAAAAGCAGAAAAAGCAAGACTTGAAGCTGAAGCAGAAAAGAAACGTATAGAAGCAGAACGATTAGAAAAAGAAAGAAAAGAAAAAGAAGAAGAAGCAAATAGAATCAAAAAAGATACAGAACAAAATCCTAATATCACAGCAAAACCTGATGACAAAGAGAAACCAGTTAAGCCAGACGATATTGATGATTTTGACTGGGAGGATTTACAATGAGATGGCAAGAATTAAAAATTGCATTACGTGAAGCAGACGAAAGAATTATTATTGCAGTTGAATTTAAAAGCGGAAAAAAGATAACAATACGTAATGTCCCTAAGGATCTTACAACTAGGCCAGATTTTGATTCTAGAGTAATGAAAGCCGCAAAAAAAGCAAAACCAAATGAAGTATATTTAGATTGGAATGTTGTTGGAGCAACAGAAGCAGACAAAATAGATCAGGTTGAAAAAGATAAAATATCTGGTAAAGATCAAAAGGATGCAGATCAAGGAGAATTTAAGCCTACTGATATAGAAAAACAAGCAATGAAAAATGTGTTAGATTTGCATAGATTAGTAATGAATACTATGGAAAAAACTGTATTGCGTGGATTAAAAATTAGAGATACAGATGATCCTAAATTTAAAGACGGATGGTATCATGAGACAAGGGCAAAGGATCCTGTTTTTCCTAATGATGTTTCTTTTAGTTTTCCTCAGACAGATCCCGACATAACAGGAAAAACAATTACAATAGACGACATAAAAGATGCATTAATGATTGATCTTAAAATTAACACAAATAATCCAGGACGTGATGAATTTGGTTATCAAGAGCATGAAGGCTTTCCAAAATCAATGGGCGATTTTGATGATATGAAACAGATGATTATAGATGCAGTAGGTGCAAGAGACCATATTACAACTGTTGGTCCTGCACAACCAAAACAAGTTCCAAATGAACCTATGAAAATTACAATAGCGGCAAAAAGTTTTTATTACAGAAGAGCAATAGTTCCTAAAATGGATAATGATTAATGCAACATTTTTACGACGGACAAATTAGAAGGTATATCACCCAGATTGTAAGGATGATGAGTAATTTTTCTTACAAAGATGGTAAGGGCAATCTTACCCAAGTGCCTGTCATGTACGGTGACTTAACAAGACAAGTTGCAAATATTATTAGAGAGAACTCTGAAAATAAAATACCAAGTGCTCCTAGGATGGCTGTATACATTACTGGTCTTGCTATGGACACTGCACGATTAGCAGATAGTAGTTACGTCAACAAAGTCAATATAAGAGAACAAGCCTACGATGCAACTGGCAAAGAGTATCTTAACAAAGAAGGAAAAAACTATACAGTAGAAAGACTAATGCCTACGCCTTATACACTTACAGTAAATGTAGATGTATGGAGTAGTAATACTGATCAAAAATTACAAATATTAGAACAAATACTAATGCTGTTCAATCCTAGCTTAGAAATACAAACTACAGACAATTATGTAGACTGGACTAGTCTAAGTGTTGTAAATCTTGAAAATTTAACATTTAGCAGTCGTAGTGTCCCAGTAGGAGTTGACAGTGAAATAGATGTTGCAACTTTAACATTCAATACGCCTATTTTTATTAGTCCTCCTGTTAAAGTAAAACGTTTAGGAGTAATTACACAAGTTATAACAAGTATCTTTAATGAAAGTAAGGGTAGTATAGATTTAGATTTATCACGTCCTGCAAACCAAGCATACGACGATAAACCTAAGCCAGAAAATGCTACAAGGACTAGATTAGCTATTGCAAATACAGGACAAATAAGATCAGAAATTGCTGCGGAAGGGGTAGTTAAATTAGATGTAGATTCAATTATTAACACAAGTCATGATAATTATTCATTGCTTGTAATGAGCAATACAGCAAAGCTAGTAAAGGCTGGTGTTGTAGGCGCAGAAACTTGGACAGGATATATTAAGTCATTACCTTTTGATTTCAATGCAGGAGTAACAAATTTACATCTTAGAAGAGATGGTTTAGATAATGAAATTGTAGGCACAGTCACTATAAATCCGTTAGATGAATTTGAATTGTCAATAAATTTTGATACAGATACAATACCTGCTGATACAATAATGCATGGTCCGTCAGGTGATAGAAACAAAATAGATTATATTATTAATCCTTACAAAACTAATCCAACAGCAATAAAAGGCAGTAATGCTAGAATATTAATATTAGATGCAATTAACACAAGTGAAAATGTTAATGAAGCAACTTACGACGGTCCTGATGCATGGAAAAATGCAGACGGCACTGAATTTGTTGCAGGAGCAAACGACATTGTCGAATGGGACGGTTCTAAGTGGCATATAGTATTTGATGCTAGTGAAGATGATAGTACTGTGGTTTTTACTACTAATCTTAATACAGGCAAACAATACAAATATGTCAACGATGAATGGATACTATCATATGATGGAGAATATCCAGTTGGCACCTGGTATCTAAACTTTTAAGATAATTAATTGTATGAAGAGTAAATCCATTATCTGTAGTGGTGCATTAGTATATGCACGTTCTACAAAACGTTTCTTATTATTATATAGAACACAAGGTCGTGCAAAAGACGTTTGGGGATTAGTAGGTGGAACTAATGAAGAGGCAGAAACTCCTTGGGAAGGTTTGCGTAGAGAAATATTTGAAGAGATAGGCGAGATAGATATAATCAAAACTGTGCCACTTGAAACATTTATTTCTAACGATAGCAAATTCCAATTTCATACATATTTGTGTGTAGTTGATAAAGAATTTATACCTGCACTTAACGGAGAGCATAGCGGATATGCCTGGATCACATTTAAGAGTTGGCCTAAACCTTTGCACAATGGATTGAAAAATACACTTAGTAATAAAGTAAATGTTACTAAATTAGAAACAGTATTTAAGGTAATGGATTTATTATGAGCGAAAATGTAGAAAAAAGTAATTTTGGATATGAAGCATTATGGGCTAAAACTGAAAACTATGTTTCAAAAATACTTGTATTTGATAGTGTAGGCGCAGGATTACCTATGCATTTTCATAAGCAAACAGAAAAAACATGGTTTGTAAACACAGGTAATTTTAAAATTGCTTGGATAGATACAAGTAACGGAATGCTATATGAAAAAGAAGTTAAAGAAGGAAGTGTATTTCATGTGCCTCCTTGTATGCCAGTTGGTTTAGAAAGTATGGTAGATGGAGGTAGTATTACTCAAACAAGTAACAGAGATCCAAAAGGTGACTTCTATCAACTAAGGCCTGTACCAAAGGAAGAATAATGCTTAGTATTGATAATTCTCAAAGATACCATGAAGAGATACAAGATTTTCAAAGTAGAATATCAAAAATTGCAATACAAAAAAATAAAAAACATGCCCAAGAATTATTGCAAGAGTTAAAGGATCAAGTGGCAATAATTAATGAAGGTCATGCTCCTAATAATGACGGTAATATAGACCCGCATACTTTAAGACAAAATGTGCTTGAACTAACAATGATTAGAACAAAATTAAAAAGTTTTTTACAAGGTGCTTAATCTTTTAATTGTAATAGCTCCAACCATAGCTGTATGTGATTGACATTGATATCTATAGTTTGGTGGACTTGCTAGTGTTTCCGGTACTCTCCAATATAATACTCCGCTGGATTGCCCTTGTGCATTTGTATCAGTGAGGATCGTGCCGTTTGTTGCTACATGCACTAAACCAGATGTTATATTAGTACCAGTGCTGTCTTGTATTTGGAATGGATGTCCGCCTATGTTTGTTAAATCAAATGCTATAGTTGTTCCACTTATTACATAAATGGTAGGATTATTTCCGCTGTAATGACTGTTAAACGTGTAAGCATCCGCATTTACATTATCTACTCTTAGCGTAGCAATAGCATGTTCATAAAAACTTGCAGGTGTTAAGCCTGTTGGTACATCTCCTAGATCTGTGAAGTTAGATGCACCTCCACCTCCACCGCCGCCTGTTGCGTCTGTGCCATTTGCCCATTCTCCTGCACTATATTTTAACACTTCACCGTCTTGAGGGTTAGAAATATTTACGTCAGATAATTCGTTTAATGATGTGGCACCTCCGCCACCACCTCCACCACCGGATCCTGTGTAAGCTATTTCTACCATTGAACCAGTTACTGAAGTTGAAATATCTGTACCACCAGATATTGTAAGTGTATCTGTAGGACTCGATGCGGCTACACTCCCTGTATCGCCTGCTATTGTACTAAAAGTATTTTGAGTACCTACTCCGCCACCGCCTCCTACAGAGCTTAATATCGCCCATGCACTGCCAGTCCATGTCCAAGTAATATTTCCTACAACATGTGTGTCGTTAACTGCTGGTGTGTTTGGAAAATCTATTGCCATAATAACCTCTCATTGTATTTATTAATGTATGTATATCCTGCAACGTGCAGTACCTCCTTGCGTATTAAGGGCTGTTGTTCGTGTAAACACGTAGCTATCAGTAATGTGTATTGCATTGTAATGATACAAGTCTACATTTACATTTGGTATATACGTAACATTTCCAGGATGAGGAACAGTGTTTACTAATGAGCCATTAGCCGCATTGTATATTCTCAATGTGTTATTATCTTGGCCGTAGACATCTTGCCATAAAACTGCTATGTATCCATCTGAATTTCCAGATATTTGACCTCCATAGAATTTAGAGCCACCGCCGCCAGAAATACCCGGACTAAACACAGGTCTGTTGATAGTTCCTCTTAATCCTCCTGTTGATAGTTGAAAACATCTTACTCTGCCTGCATCTGTGTTTCCACTATAATCGTCTCCTCCAGATGCCACAGCATAATAGTTGCCAGCTAGTGCAACACCTTTTCCAAATTCAAAATTAGCCCAATTAGTAGTAGATCCTGCGTAAGTTTGTCCGCCGTGATATCTATATCCATTACCGTTAGCATTAAAAGCTAATTGAGCTGTCCCTGTATTCTGGTATGTGTTAGAGCCTGATGTATAATCTCTCTCATAACTTCCATATAATATATATGTACCATCTGTATCAACAGTACTACCTGCTTCAAAATTTTGGTATTGCTGTAAAGTAGTACTAGCTAATGATTCCCATTGAGCTACTGGTGTTGAAAGATCTGAAGTACCATTTGAGCTTAATTGCATATACCTTACAGTGCCTGAATTGGACATGTTATTATATCCATAAACTAGATAATCTCCGCCTACTCTAAATCTTTTCTCACTTTGTGTGTTTGGATTACCTGTATCTGCTGTTCCTAATCTTGCAGTTTTATGTAGACTGTAAGTTGACCAATTGTTAGTAGATTTATAAACGAAGATTCTTGGATCATAATAACTTACTCCATTATACTTAAAATTAGAACCTGCAACAGCAAGATAATATGTGCTTCCTACTTTAGATAAACCTACACCCGATCCAAACATTATGGTTCTTTCACTGACATATGCAGAACCTGTTAGGGGATTTTCGATAACGTGTAATAACGCTTTTGTTTGTCTATTGTAAATGTGTACTTGTCCATGAGCCGCTTCATAGCTCCCAGCACTAGTTGGCCTTGGTGAAAGATAACTTCCTACAACTACAAAATCGTCATCTCCGCCTAAGACAGCTCCCCAACCTGCACCAGGTCTAGCACCACCTACTTGATCGTCATACGCAGGTTGCTGAATGTATCCATCAAGGCTTTGTCCTGGAACTCTTGGCGTTAAACTTGTATCATTAATAGTTGCAGTAGCAGATCTACTATTAGTAGGATTACCGTTTGAATCTGTAGGATTTAAAGTTACGGTCATAGTTTCTGTACCTTCAGTTGTCAAGTCTGCTAGGATTGTAGTTTTTGTCCCAGCATAAGGTGGTCCTTCGTATGTACTTCCTCCTATTAGATTTAATATTCCATACGTGTTATCAAAATCTGTCGATGATCCTGAACTACTTGAAACTGTATATGCAACTGATATTGCTTTATCTGTATTGTTTGTATAATCTACTGAAATAGTTACTTGTTCGCCTTCATTGTAGTTTGACTTATCTAAACTTATGCTATTGTAAATAGTAGCAGGATAATTATCTGTTATTGTTACATTAGGACTTTGTAAATCTTCTGTATCATTACCTATGCTGTCAGTTGACGCTAATTGTATTTTAAATATTTCTGTGCCTTCAGTGACCCAGTCGCCTGTGGCTTGCATACTTACTGTTGCTGTTCCATCACTGCCTATAGTAAAAAGCGTATCTCTGTTTATAAAATCGTCAGCAGTCACAGTGCCTTGAACATTTACAAAACTATATCCTACTGTTGTACCTTGAGGAACATCTGAAGTTGATAATGTAAATGTTACAGTTGCATCGTTCAAAGTACTAGGATATTCTTGTATTTCTGCATCATTCCTTATTATTGAGTCGTATGTTCCACTTACTGCCGCTTCGTTAGCTGTTCTTGTGCTTGGAAATTGTCTACTTGTACCTGGATATATAATCCTTACACTGCCAACTCCACCACGTTGTCCATTACCTTGCGAAGGATTTCCAGTGTAAGATGTACCACTACCTCCTCCACCTAATGCACCACCAATACCATTTTGTCCTACTTCACCTCCAGATCCACCATTACCATCTTGGTTGTAACTTCCACCTACACCATTAGATCCTTGGCCTTTATTTTGTATTCCTCCGCCGCCAGTCTGTCCAGGGCTTGTAGAACACGCACCACCACCGCCCCCACCGCCGCCTGAACCGTTTTCACCAGCACTAAAATTATTGCCGCCTCTTGCATCACCACCATCACCACTATATCCTGCGGCGCCACCACCGCCTCCGCCACGTGAATAGCTTTGTCCTGGACCGCCAGCGCCACCAGTGTATCTAGTTCCTGTACCAATAGCTCCGCCGCCATCACCGCCTACATTGCTTGCTGAACCGCCATAGCCTCCGTTGACAGAGCAAAGATCAGTTGATCCTCTTCGTACACTGCTTATTCCGCCGTCGGTACCATTTTGACCTCTTGATCCTGCTGCACCAGCTCGTCCTGCTTTAATTGTTAATGTTTCTCCTGGAGTGACGGAAACGTTGTTAGCATATGCTAGGCCGCCGCCTCCACCGCCACCACCGGCGTATCCGTATGAATTTGCACAACCTGCTCCACCACCTCCTCCGCCAATACATACAATACTAATACTTGTTACATCTGTAGGCACTGTCCAACTAGTACCGAGATCACTTGTAGTAAGTCCAAACCATTCGGCTTGTCCTATTACTGGACTAAGTGAAATATCACCTATTGTTACTGTGGGAGATTCAAGTCCACCTGTTGCTGTTCCATTACTATCTGTAGCTGATAATACACATTTGAATGACTCTGCACCTTCTGTAATTTCGTCCTCAGCAAGTGTTACTGTAAAATCTTGTGATTGTGTAATAGGATTACTAGCACCTGTCCATGTTACTGTGCGAGTTAAACTTGCAGGAGCAAAATCGTTTGCCGCTACTGTACCTGTAACTCCTGTGAGTATAACGTCTATGGTGGTATTTTGAGCTATGTTTCTACCTGTAATTCTAAACGTACTGGCGGCGCCTTCGTTGACACTGCTTGAACTTTGTAGCGTCAAGCTACTGTAAGTTGGTGTTGTATCTATACTACTGTCAACAATAGTTACACTTACATCATCTGCACCATTATCAAGAGATAGTGTAAATGTTTCATTACCCTCACCTAGTGATTCGTCAGCAGTAACAGTTACATTTAGACTTGCGGCATTGCTACTGACTGTAAACGTACCTGTAAGAGAGGCACCATTAATATCTGCACTTGATACTCCTGTTATTGTATAACCTACTCCAACACCATCTTGTACATCAGTTGTTGTAAGATTAACAGTAAAACTTTCACCTTCATTTACACTTGCCCTACTTGCACTAACAGCATATGTAGGATCTAAACTAGTATCATTAATTGTTACTGTAATAGTATCTTCACCGTTATCAAGTTCAAGACTAAATGTTTCTGCACCTTCTGTTGTTGCATCTGCTGTTACGTTAAAAGTTACATCGTCTGTTGTGCCAGTTACAAAATTACCAGTCAAACTAGCACCGCCGATATCAGCACTGGATACTCCTGTAATTGTGTAAGGCACTGTGGTGCCGCCTGCAACATTTGCAGTTACTAACGAGATAGTAAAACTTTCACCTTCATTTGCACTGTTTGTAGTTCTGTTAAGTACATATGTTGGATCACCTGGTGTTTGGCTTGTATCAGTTATAAAAAAAATTTGGGCAAAGCTCGAACTGGAGTTTAAACCATTAGGAAAAGTAAAATCATAAGTGAACTGAATAGCACCCTGTTCGCTACTGACTTCTGTGGTTAAATCTTCAAGTATATCAAAATCAAGTGTTGCTTTATATGTTCCGTTATCTAAAAAGATTGGTATTGTTCCTGTCAACGGAATACTTATATCTGATGCACCATTTGTTAGTCCTGTAATTGCATAATCTATTGTGTCACCTACTTCTACAGTTCCGGTAGCAGTAATTTCAAAAGAAACTGATTGTCCTTCAGCGATACTTGCGCCGGGTGCAGGGCCACTAGTTTGAGATATAGCAGGAGCAACAAATGTTTCTCCTGCACTTCTTCCTTTATTAATTCCTGCTAATTGTGTCAGACGTGGCATGTTAACTTCCTATTGATATATTCGAAGGACCAGTAAGTGTCCACGGATTTTCTTGGCTGTATTTTGTGTATAAAAACTGTGTTGATTGTCCTAGTAGACTATTTTCAGTATCGTCATAATCTGTATCTGATCCTGTTGTGTCCATAACACCTTTACTATCTGCTAATATCCTTTGTTTTAGTTGTTCAGGAGAAAGGTCAGGAAATACTTGTAAGTAAAGACAACATATTCCTGCTACTTGAGGAGATGCCATTGATGTGCCACTAATACTCATTTGCTTAAAATTACTATCTCCAAAATATTCAATAGGAGAAAATTTTGCACTGTTATAATCGTTACTTGTTGCACTCATTATATCACTGCCTGGTGCCCAAATATTACATCCTGGACCTCTACTTGAAAACACACTAGGTTTATCGTTATCTGATCCGTTGACTGCACTATCTACACTTGCTACCATAAATGCTCTAGTACTATAAGGAGAGCTTCCTTGATGATAACTAACGTTTCCGCTAAAGTTCACTGTGTTTGCGTAATCACTTCCGGAACCAGTGTCTATTTTATTATAATTATTACCTGCGGCAATGCATACATGTATTCCTGCATCAATCATATCTTCTATTTCAGCATCAACACTTGCTACCCGAATACTTAATCGAGCCGCAACTGGTACACCACCTGATGTTATCCTCATAATAGGCACACCTGTAGCTTGCTCTAAACTTGCTCTATCACTATAATCCACACCGTATGTCCAAGCAGTTCCTCTATAAACACCATCTGTAGGATCACCAGTTCTAGTTGTGCCGTATCCCCAACTCATGTTTACCACAGTCGGCCTATTAGCATCTGCACCTGCTTTGTTGTTGTGCCATATTCTTATAGTATCAAAAGCATTAGCTATACTGATTCCGTTGTTTGGATCACCTGTGCCTTCTAATCCTGCTAGTTTTTGACTATATACTCTTGCATTTTTTGCCCATCCAAAAGTTTTGCCTACTGCTGTACCTGCACAGTGAGTACCGTGGCCGTCATAATCTGTGTAAAAGTTATCGTCTTGTGTTTCGCCTGTAATACCACTACCAGATAACCAATCTATCTGTTGCACTCTACTTACACCATTTGCATCTTGAAACTCTGGATGATCAGGTTGTATACCGCTATCCTGTACTACAAAATCTATTCCCGTGCCGTCTAGGGGGTATGTATAATCACCAGTAAGTATTGTATCACTTCCAAACGGATCGTTATGTACTTCTATACATCTACGCAATGCCCAATTACCGTGTGTGTTATTTGTGCTTGATCCTCTATACCAAATTCCAGTCTGCCTAGCATTAAGCCCAATTTCTATATCTGTTCTTTGATCTGCAGGTATTTCAACTGCAAGAACACGTTCATCTTTTGAAAGTTCTTCTGCTTCTTCATCAGTGAGCATCCAATGAGTCATACGTTTTGATCCCCATCTTGGGTTAGCAACTTCTACTGATCTATTAGGAATTGGTCCTGTGCCTGTTTCAGCGGCAAGTTCGGCGTCAAATGATTCTAAATCTATGCCTCTATGTACAACAACCACATATTCTTTTTCATTAGCCATATGTTGTTAAACTCCCTAATACATTCCATGAACCGCCTGTACGTACAAGTGTAAAGACAACAACATCTGTTTGGTTTGCATTAGGTGTAGGTGCAGATGCATCTTCCCAGTTTATAGTTTGAACGCCTCCGTCTATTTGAACAGCATTAGGAAGATATGGTGATGCACCTTGATTTAGTATCAATGCAACCGAAATAGTTCTATCAGTAGTTGTTGGCACATTTGTAAAGTTTGCTGTAAAGTTTGCGGCAATGCTTGTATGGTTCCAAACACTACCTAAGTTTAAACTGTGATCAACTGTTGAAGTTGCGCCAGTAAGTGTGTTAACTATCTCGCTAGATCTAGCTATTCCAGAAAGAAATACGCCATCTGTAGCAGATAGTGTTAAACTTGTAGAACTTGTAAAGTTAGTAACACCTACACCATTTGTAATTACACTAGGTGCAGTTAAACTTGTTGTTGCAGTGATTTCGTCAAATGTAACATCATCTGTGGTATTAAGACTTTGATCATATGCAGATCCTCCTCCACCATCTTCAAATGTAAAATTGCCAGCGCCATCTGTAGTCAGAACTTGGTTTGCAGTTCCGTCTGAAATACCTAAATCAGTAAGAGTTGCTGGTATAGTAGGTTTGTTTTGTATGTCGTTCCAGTCACCTGTGTTAGCAACTGTAGCAAAAGTAGGTGTTCCTAATAAATCAGAATATAATCCACTAAACACGTTACCTGCAACAGGTTGTACCCATTGTTGACTATCACCGTCATCAACATATACATACAAATAACCAGTTGCACTGTTATACCAAAGTGCTCCTGCACTAGGTTCTGTGGGTGCCGAATCACTTGCTGTAATACTTGCTCCGCCGGAGCCTGTACCTGATCCTGGCATACCTACTGTTATTTCTCCGCCCATTCCTGTGTGTCTAGTACAGTAATAGTAAAGAGTATTTGGTGTATTTGTTGTGATTGTTATTTGTATTGCCCTAGTTGTAGAGCTTGTAAAATCATCTAGGTATTTTTCCCTAGTTACTTCTGCGTCATCTAAAAGATATACAACACCTTCAGTATATTGGACGCCTCCACCTAATGTGCCGTTTTCTTGCACACTAAATTCTAACGGATGCTGATTTAGAGTACCACCTTGTGGATTAGGATAAAACAAATTGGTATAATTTGATTGATCAAATCTATATGTGTATCCTACTACAAAAGTTAATGCAGGTGCATAGTTTGAAAAATCATTGTTAAAATAATATTTGTTTCCTACGCCATCGTTACCTACAAATGTATTGTATTTTACTGTAGCAACTTCTAAATTAGCAGTGTTTATCCTTAATCTTTCTTCGCTGAGAACTTCAAAACCACCTCGTTGTAACCCATTGTATACACGAAGCGTTTTTGTTTCCTTCTCGTAGAAAAGCTCGCCACTGGCTCCTGTATTCCTGTCCAAAAAGTCAGTTGGACGAGGTACTAATCTAATCCTATCGAATACGGGAGCTACTGGTATTGCCATAGGTTAATCCTTAACCTAAAATGCCGTGTGCAGTGAAAGCTCTAAGTGGTCCTGGCTCGAATCTATGTTCTGCTTCAGTGTTAGTTGACAGAGTGGTGCTACCTTCTGGTCTTGCCGGATCTATAGATTTTGTATATCTGTCAGCAATCATCTCATCTGTTTGGTCGATTTCGTAACCTATTTCTACCACAACTGCGCCTGCGTGTTCGGCGGCAAATACGTTTGCTTTTTCTTGATCTGGGAATTTTCTAATTTCTTCGTAACCGTCACCATCAGGATCCCATGTGTGATAAAGCATAACGTTGTCCACTGTTGGATGCGGTTTTTTTACTGCATATGGCATATATTTTTCTCCTATCAAAGCTGGTTTGCAAAATCAGCTAAATCGTCAAATACATAGGTTTTCTTTTTGATATCCTTGTATGTATACTTATTTAGCTGTTTTTCAGTCTCACGTCCATAACCGGTTCTAACCAGAACAGGTCTTGCACCTACTTTGACTGCGGCACGTAAATCGCTCATTTTATCACCAACAAAAAATCCTTGGCTCCATTTGATATCTTTGTGTTCTTTGGCGCATCTTTTAAACATGCCTGCATTAGGCTTTGCATACATATCATTTTTTTGACTACTTTCGCTATAATATATTGCATCAATACTAGGACAACCTGCTTGCCCTAACAAATTAAGCATATGATCATGAACACTATCAACATCTTCAGCAGACATTATACCTTTTTGTATACCGCCTTGATTTGTTATAATTACTATTCTATGCCCTAGTTGTCTAATCTTTGCCACAGCTTCTAAGCTACCTTCAATTGGCTTAAATTCGTTTGGTGATGTAACATATCTACATCCATCCTGATTTCCTAAATCTTGATTAATTACTCCATCTCTATCTAAACCTATTACGCATTTTGTAGGAATTACTGGAGTTGCATTTGCGACTTTATACTTATCTATCATATGTATACCAGCCTGTAATTATATATTTTTCTCCTTTGTAAATAGGATTTCCTCTATGTGGATACATGTAACTGGTAGGAAAAATAACTAGTTTTCCAGCTTCAGGTTTTAATTTTACACCTTGATATAAAAATTCTGTTTCGCCGCCTTCTTCTACATCATTAAGATATAGCATATAATTCATTACCCTTGAACAAGACCCTATATCTGCTGCCTCTGCATGCCAAGCATGATAACCTTGGTGTGGCTTTGATTTTTGTATGCTCATACCTTTTGGACTATGCTGTTCACTATTTTTTAGCATTTGATATTTTTCCATATAGGATTTTGTGTATACTTCATGCAATCTTTGATAAAAGTAATCACACAATTTGAAATCATAATGATATTGATTTTGTGTATGTGCCCAATCAAAAACAATACGTTCGTCTTGATTAACGTCGAGATTATCTTGTTTATATGTAACTGCATTTCGTGCCATTACTTCAAAATGTTTTATTATTTCGTCGCAATAATCCTTTTCGTATGCAAGAGGATATTCTTCTATTCCGTTGTAATCGTCTTTCATTGTGTTTCCTTTATATATGGTATATATTCTTTTGCGATCTTTTCATGTGTAGGAGTATCGTAATGCTCGGAATCAACCATACCTATGTCATGTCCTTTATTTTTTAGATAGGTAATAGCATCGATATTTGCAATCTGTGTTGCTTTTAAGTTTGTTAAGTAGTTATCTGTTTGCTGTGGTATAAAACATTTTGAATTAATATTGAATAAATGCATTTTTTTCTCGTTATACAAGCAAAGTGCATCGCAAGCTAATATATCTTTAAAATAATCATACTGCTCAAGATGTGTGTTTGAATAATGCCACATCTGCATGTACATATGACTGCTTCTACGAACATCAGGTTCGCTTACAAAAGGTTTTGTGTTACGCAAGTATGGTGTTTGTTCAAAATCTTCACGCTTAGGTTTTAAGTAATACTCTACATACTTTTCTTGATAAAACCCTAGTGCATATCTTTTTATTAAATCTCCTTCTGACGGAGCTTCTTCAATAAAAAAGTCTATAGGAAAAATACTTCTTTCATCTAGATCAGGATTGATAGCTACAGGAAATCTGCCCCAATATGTGCTTTGCACAAAAACTTCGTCAATGTCGTTAAACTTTTGTAAAGCAAAACTTAAGAACCTTGGCCATAGTGCATTGCCTGCTCCTGCACTTGCCATAATTACTACAGGCTTATTGTTTTGTTTTGCATATATTTCTGCATAGTTATTGTCTTGCCAGGGATAACATCCATGGTTATCTCCAGGATCTAGAAATCCCATAGTATGACTACAACCTATAAACAGAGATCTAGACAACTTGACTATCTCCTTTTTCAACTCTATAATTATCTTCTATACTATCTGGGGTACTAACTTCTATAATCGTACCTTGTTCTAAACAAAGTAATTGGTGAGGAAGCATTGGAGGATTATGCCATGTATCTCCCTTTTCTAAAGGTTCTGCATCAACGTCTGCGGTTTTTGTATCAATTGTTTTTACGACAAATTTTCCGCTTAATACATACCATGTTTCGTCTTTATCTTTGTGCATGTGCATGCTAAATTTTGCACCTGTGTTAAAATTTAACAATTTTCCACAATATAAATCATTAGTAGCAAATATTGTTTCGCTACCCCAACCTTTTTCAACTGTACCTTTTAATCTACTCATTTGCTTCCTTTATACTAAAATTTGCCGCTATTGTTATTCTACGTTTTTCTGATCTCATTGGTAACACATAATGTGTTAGCCAACTAGGAAATAATATCAATGTTCCATTTTCTAATTTAGGCATAATATGTTGATACTGCCACTTATCAAATATTCTATTTAACCCGCTGTATTTTACAGTAGCAAAATTAGGACATTCAAAAACTAAATCTCCACCTTCTGTATCTTTATCTAATTCCATAATATATATTGCACTTAAAGACCTTCCGGGAAATGCGTGTTCGTGACTTTCTTGAAAATCGCCTTTGCTGTACATGTTTACCCAGAACTCATCACTATGTATCATAAAAGGCATTGTAGGTTGTAAGGATTGTAGATGTTCGTCTACATAAGGTTTAATTGCTTCAAACCAAGTGTTCCACGGAAATTTATCGTTACTTTTATTCCGTATACTACTTTTGCAATCTCCGTATGTCCATGGACTATCAAAATTATTATCGTCATTTAACATAGGTAAAAATTGTTCATAAACCTCTTGATGATTTTCAATTACAGTTGAATAAATCCAAGTTGGCCAAATAGCATCAGTTGTCATTCTCCCCAACCTCCTGCTGGTTGTTCTCGCACATCAAAGAAGAAAACTTGTGTAAGTCTGCCGCTTTCTGGTGTATTTCCAAATCCAGATAGCAAACTTCTGTGTAATAAATCACCTCTATACAATACAAGTCTGTTGTAAACATTTCCTATTGCATCAACAAGTTCAAATTCTCCTTGTTTATCTTCCTTGAATATTCCAGTGCCTGCTTCAATAGGAGCATTTGGTGTAAGGTATAATATTCCTGCCCACATAGACGGATCTTTATGTACCCACGTTTCAGCACCTTCGTAACATAATTGATAGCAAAAACTATCCATTAAGAATTGTGTTATTTTTACACCCATGATATCTTCAAATCTTGTTTTGCAATACATTTGAAAATCATCATCTGTTGCATGGGATCTCTTGCCTGGAAATTCTCCACTAGTAGGAAAATCAAGTTTTATAACTTGTTCTCTAACAAGATCTGGTTTTGGTAAAAAATTATCTACTATAAAAAGACTTGTACTCATTTTAAATATTCCTCTATAGTTTGAAACCTAAATTTTAACACAGTATTAAGTTTTTCTAAATTTGCACAAGTATAACTTTGATACTGATGTTTTAAGTTTTCAGGCATAGGTATATATTTTATTTTTGCATTATATTTTTTTGCAATTAAATCTGCTACTTGTTTAAAACTTACAGCTTTACCTGTACCAATATTATATATGCCTTTTTCTTTTATGTCAAACATTTTTTCATGTATTTTGCATATATCAGACACACATATAAAATCTCTTTTATAGTTTTCACTGTCTGTAAAAATTGTAATTTCGCCTTCTTCTTGTGCTTGTTTAGTAAACTTTGTTATAGGACTTGCTTGATTGCCTTTGTGTTCTTCATGAGGCCCGTATACATTAAAGTAACGGAATCCTTGAAATATAATTTTTGGGTGTATACCTGTCACCCATCTATCAAATAAATATTTGCTCCAAGCATAAGGACTTTTAGGATCACTAGGTCCATCTTCTTTGAAATGTGTTGTGTTACCATACACACTTGCACTTGATGCATATTGCATGTTTACATTATATTGATTACATTGATTAAACAACCATTTTGAAAATTCATAATTGTGTAATATTACTTTATCTACGTCTGTTTCAGTAGTTGAACTTATTGCACCTAGATGTATTACCCAATCATAATCCTTTACAAGAGGTAAATTTTCTGGATGGAAGTCATAGCCAGCTACTTCGTGTTTTGTTTCTAAGTAGGACATAATATTTTGTCCTATAAACCCTTTATGACCTGTTATCAATATTCTCATCTATTATCCTTGTAGTGCTATGCCCTTCAACTGTAGGAAAAATTACTACTTCTGCTAATTCGTTACCTACTACAGTTTTGACTGTATAATCTCCACCTTTGACAATAATATCTGGTTCTAATTTGGTAATAGCTTCCAAAGGTGTATCTTCTTCAAACACAATCACATCATCAACAAAACCTAGTTCTAATAGGCTTTCCTTGCGGGTGTCTTCTCCGTTAATGGGTCTTAAATTGCCTTTTAAGCGTTTGACACTACTATCGCTGTTAATACCCACTATAAGTCTATTTCCAAGCGTTTTTGCGTGTCTAAGAAGCTTCAAATGGCCAATATGTAATATATCAAACACACCATTAGTAAACACTACAGTATGTTCTACATCTTCACGTTTTAAGATATACGTACCTGCATGTTTTACACTTTCAGTTGATCCTTTTACAGCAACCTCTAAGCATTTTTTATGTGTATAACCTTTTGTTAATCCATAAACAAATCCAGCGATAAAACAGTCACCTGCTCCAGTAACATCAGATACTTCAACAGTTTCTACAGGTACTGTATATTCTTTATCTTCAATTGTAGCATTCACACTGTGTCCTGCATCGGTTGTAATAATGTTACCTTTCCATTCATTAAAATTAAATTTATAAAATTCACTATTGTTAGGTTTCACTAACCAAGCACCTTCGTAATCATCTGCAAAACGTTTTGGGTCAACAATTATTTTACAATCAAATTTATTAATATGTTTTATAATTTTTTTAGAATTATCTAAAGTGCCTTTGTTGTAATCACTTAAAACAACAATATTATAAGCAGAAAAGTCTGCCTGTTTTATTCTTTGTAATACAGCGTCACCGTCTGCATTTTTATCTTCGTCAATGCGTGTTATATAATGTCCGTCACAAATAATTCTAGTTTTTATACTATGGTCTTCTAGTGTGTCATACATTTCTACATCTACACCTAGGCTTTTCAAATTATCATATACTAATGCCGCACCTCCCATAGTAGTTTTTTCTTGTGTAAACGTAACAACTGGTACAGGTGCTTCCGGACTAATTCTTTTGCTAGTACCGTAAATATACTTGTCTTTTATAATATCACCTATTACAAGAACTTTCATGAAAAATTATAATCCATATAAATATTTCCTGATACTGTAGATCCTTCATTGCCTGGCATAACAAAATGTTCAATCATACTAGGAAAAATTACAATATCTCCTTTTTTACATTCTGGCCTAAAATCTAAAGGAAATCTTGGATGGCCTCCGGATCCTATTTGATTTTGAATCAGTCTATAATTAGGATTCATAAAGACAGTTTTACCCTGTGGCACACTTTCATAAATTATAAAACTCCATTGACAGTTTGGATGAATGTGAATATCTTGCCAATCTTTTTGAGTGTAAGTGTTCCTCCATATTTCTCCGAATCTTGGATTTTGGCCTATCAAATCTTGTGGCATTAGATCCAAAATTATAGATTGTAAATATTCAAAAGTTTCGGGTTCAATATCATGTTCTTTGCCAAAACTAGATTCAACTTCACTTAACCAAATTTTTTCAGTAGCCTTGTGGGTTATTTTTATTTTATCTAAATCTACCTTGCCAATAAAAAAAGGTATTGCCCACATGTCATAATGCATTAAGTTCTCCAGGGTTGATTATTCTTAGGAGGTAGTGGTTGAGCTCTCATTGTTTTGTATACAAGTGTTGCACGTAGTCCCTTATAAGAATCGTTTGGTGGTAATCCATGATGTGGAATTTTACCTTTGAATAAGAAAATGCGTCCAGGCTTTGGATAAACTTTCTTCCATTCACCATCTAATTTAATAATAGTTTCTCCACCCCATTCTTCTTTCCATTCTCTATTTACATAATAGATCCAACTAATACCATTATCACATTGACAGTCTGTATGTTCAACAGTGTTATGAATCCATTGTTGACCGTTAACTAGTATTTCTCCTATTTCTAATTCAAAAGGAATCATCTGTGCTACTGCATTGTATATCATGTTCCAGCTAGAGTCGTGTGCATTTGGACTGTTTGGTGGATAAATTTGTTGTTTAAACGCAGGAACTTCCGGCCAATCTGGAATAGCACCTACATCAGTTCTTGGATCTTCAGGATAGTTACTAGTATGTCCGTAAAACCAACTGTATGTGTTAAAAACTTGATCGTGTACATGTTCTATTACATATTGTGGAAATAAGTCATCTATTACTATCATTTGATCTTCGGCTAGATCAAATTCTGATAAATCTTTTGCTTCTTTACCATTAATTAACATTTTCTACCTTTGCTAAAATATTGTGTTCTGCTATATACAAATATTCAATATCACTATTAGCAAGAGTTCTAAATGCATCATCTAAAGTTTCTACAAGCGGTTCTCCGCCTAAATTAAATGATGTATTGAATATAATCGGAACACCTGTTTGTTTATAGAATTCATTTATGTAATCGTAGTATAATGGATTCTGTTCTCTTGTTACTGTTTGAATGCGACATGTACCATCTACGTGTATTATACTTGGTATTTTTTCTTCTACACCAGGTTGACAGTTCATTGCATACATCATATGGGGTGAATCTTTCATTCCACGCATATCAAACCATTCTTCTGCATGTTCTGCTAGTATTGTACCAGCAAACGGACGGAAGTATTCTCTACGTTTTACTTTATTCACATGATCCTTGCCATTAGGGTCTGTTGGATCATACATAAGACTCCTATTTCCTAAAGCTCTTGGTCCTGCTTCTGAACGTCCTTGGAACATTGCAATAATATTCTTGTTACACATTAATTTTACTACATCTTCTATTTCTACTTTTTCTAATGTAGCACCATATGTATCTGCTAAGTGTCCTATTTCTTTGTCGTCATAACTGTAACGTAAACCTAAATATAAACTTTCACCAAATGGCATAACTTCTTTATTCTGTGATGTTTGATGATATGCAATGTATGCCGCACCAATTGCTGTTCCAGCATCACTTGATATTGGTTCAACATATAAATTAATATCCATGTTTTTTAGTGTATCTAAGTAATAGTAGTTAGCAACACAATTAAGTCCATACCCTCCACTTAAAACAATATTTTTGTTACCTGTACGCTGTACAGCGTTTAAAATAAGTTCTAGAACTTGTTCTTGGCTTTCTGTCTGAACTGCATATGCTAGGTCTCTTCTGTTGTCTAAATCAACTAGTTCTTTTTGCGGGGTGTTATCTGGTGTTGTTAATTCATTAAAAAAGTTTTCATTTACTAACGCGGCATTAGGATATGTAGGTTTAATAAGATTTGCATTTGCCACTGTCCATTTACCGCCTGCATTTTGATATATAGGTGGAATTTTTTTGTTAGGTTTACCATAAGGAGAAAGTCCCATAGTCTTACCTGCTTCAATAGCTGTAAATCCACAGTACTGTGTCACAGCTTCATATGCTTTTACAATGCCTGCTCCGTCATCAATAATAACATCATGTGTCCCTTCTTCATCAAACTTTTCGCTTGTCATTTCCGACACATGTGCCGCTCTAAATGGTCCGTTGCCACCTAGGTGTTTCCAAATAGTTTTTATATTGTATGGATATTCGCATGTAAATATACTTTCTAATTCGTATAGCATATTGTCCAGTCCATCCATTTGTGCAGGCATGAATGTACCAGCACCGTCAACAATTACTGCTGTAGCTGTTTCAAATCCACTTCTATAAAATGCACAAGCCGCATGTAACTTATGATGTATATGGCTAAGATCGACTACTTGAGGATGATTCAATACATCTATACTGGGGCTGTTATCAATTAATCCAAGTTTACGTGCAAGTCCTGTATAAACATCGTCACCAGTAAAGTCAACTTTACCTGCTGTTTCTTCAAGTGGCTGAGTGTGTGCAATAACTAAAAAGTCAATTTTATCTGTATAATTTAAAATTTTTACCATACTTGCATATGGTCCGCCATCATATTTTTGCCTACTTAATCTTTCTTCTTCGATTGCAAATACAATTTTGCCGTCCTTAAGTAAGCAGACGCCTCCGTTATGACCTCTTGTTATTGCCGCAATCCATTGACTCATTATTTTTTATCTCCGGATAAATTACTATTACCTGGTATCAACTTAGACATTTGTTTTTTTGTGTCTGGAGTTTTACTAACACTGCTTTTTCCTAAAACTTTTCTTACACTGTTACATATTTCTTCTATTTGTGTTTCTGTAAGTTCCATAACTTCATCGTTATGTCTGTCTTGTTCTTCTTCCATTGTCAAACGTATAGGTGCGTATAATCTTTTTCCTTCACCTACGTCAATAATATCAAACTTAGGATCATCAGGATATGAAATATTGATAGGGTATGTGCTTCCTGTTACAATAGTTGCTGTGCCGCCTAATGCTTTTACCATATGTTGTCCTAAACTGTCACACCCTAAAAAATGATCAGCTACATCAATAATGCTTGACCAAATTCTTAATTCTGGAATTTGAGGTTGTGCAACAGGATACTTTGTGTTTTCACTTTCTTCTAAAGGTACAGGTATTTCACTCATTATAATAACGCCATACTCTTTTTTTAGAATATTAATTATATCAACAATATTGTTTAGCTGGAAACTTCTGCTTGTAGGATCAATTATAAAATCGCCGTGTGTTTCTGTAGATCTTCCAAAAGGTTGAACAACTAAAACTTTGTCTTTTCCAGTTTTTTGTTTTACTTCATCTACTATTGTTGCCGCAGTCACCATTTCCTGTTTGTTTATATAGATATTTGGTTTGTCTAATTTGCGAACACCTTCTCCATTTATTTCAATATCAAATGCTTGTGCAAGATCACATTTTTGATTGTAGTATTCCCATATTCTATATGGTTCTGGTGAAATACAATTCCTATGTTTTATATGTTCTTCAAATAATCCTTTGTGCCAATGGTCATATGCTCTGTTATGAAGGGTAGGATGTCCTTTGTAAAAATCCATACCTGCTTCACAAACAATTATAAAGTCATCATTGGGATTTTCTTTTTGGTATAGCTCAAATGCAGGAATAGAACAGATAACTCTGCCTGCTCCTCCGTTAATAAAAAATGCAGTAGATCTTGTCAAAATAAACTCCTTATAGTGTTAAGTATAACACAAGATATTTGATAATGCAAGATATTTATTGGTAAATTTTTAGGAAAGGAGTAAAAGCGAGAGACTTACCCTCGCTTTAACATTACATAATAATTGATGTTGTATCTGGATCTATCATTCCTGTTTCTGGATCTGCACCAACTTGTATTGGTTCCATGTAATAAGCAAACAATGGTGGAATGCCATTTGATTGCATTGTATTAGGCCAGTCACGCAGTCTCTGTCTATAATCTTTCCAAGCATTTTTTAGATCAGTTGGCATGTCATCAACAATTTCTGCATCACTGTTTTTTAACAATGAATCTCTTTTTGCTCTTACATCATCCCATGTAAGATCTCTCTCAACGTCTATCCCCATAACAGTATCTCTAGGTTCTCTAGTAGGTAAAGTAGGTGTACCATCTTCGGCAAACGTAATCTTTTCTCTATCTATAAATTGATAAGGAAGCACAGGTGTTTGATATGTAAATTTTGCATATCCTGTTATATCTTTTGCTCCTGTTGGCGTTGCTTCTCCAGTATGATCCTCTTCCATTTCGTCAATAATAGGTCCTCTAAGTTGACATAATACTGGATTTTTAATGCAGTCTATTTCTACGTATCTACAATCCTCTGGCACTGGTCTGCCGTCATTTTTTTCTATTTCAGTAATAGGTCCTAATTCTTCTTTGCCCGTTGCATTGTTTACAATGAAGAAAAGTTTGTCTGGACCGTCATATGTAGCTGTCCGCGTTTTTCCATCAGTAAACGTATGATCAACACACAATTCATTCGGTATATCGTATGTATATTCAAATTGTACCATTGGCATAATGTTTTCTCCTTGTTAATATATTTATTTAAAAGTACGTTAGTTTTACTAGTCCTGGACCGCCGGTTCCACCCTGTCCACAACATCTACCACAATAGTTTGATGTTGCTGATTGTCCGCCCATTCCATAGGGTACAATCCAACAACCGCATCTAATCCAACATACGTTTGAATTTTGTTCTGCATATCCTGTGTTTAATCTTACTGCACCTGTTGAATGCCCAATATGCTTCCAACAGTGGCAAGCCCATCCCGGATACATAAATGCTGACTGTCCTTGGAAGTTACCACCGTGTGTATAACCTACATAATCTCCACTTGAACTTGTACCGTTACATCCTGGTCTAACACAGTATGGCATAGTACTATGACACTGATCAGTCCATGCAGTGTTTGCACAGCCTAATTGCCCGCCACATGCACAGACACATAATCCATATCCACAAACAAAAGAACTACAGCCGTTACATCCAAAACATTCTCTACTCAAGCATCTATAAACGCCTGCGGCACACATTCTATATGTGCATCCAGCATTAGTCTGTACGTGCTTGCTTGTGTAAGCACCACCCCCTGGTGGTTTTGTATGATGACATCTGTTACATGAACATGCACCATTTCCGTTACCGCCTGCACCCCATAGTTCAAATGTTGCATTTCTAGTATTTGACGGCATAGTAAACAAACAACAGCATCCTGCAGAACATCTACAAGGATTACCGTATGTCCATTTTACACACCAATTATCCCGTACACCGTTGACAAAATTATTTGAATCAACAGCACCATCAACAATTTGACTGCTTGTAACTTTTTTGTAACTTCTATAATTTGCCATATTTTATCCTAAATATAAGTAATCCTAACTAAGCCGCCGCCTCCGGTGCCTCCTTGACCGCAACAACGTCCGCAGTATGTGTTCATTGCACTCTGTCCACCTGTTCCGTATGGTACACTCCAACAACCACAACGTACCCAACATTGTCTAATACCTTGACTAGATATAGCTCCTATGATAGGTGCAACACCTTGATGAATTTCTTGTGGGTGACAATGACAGTATGTGCCTGCTGTACTAAATGCAGGATTTTGTGATACTACATACATATCTCCGTTGTTATGGGTAGGACATCTACAATATGCATTTGTTCCAAAACAGCCATTTGACCATGCTGTGTTAGCTTCTGATCTATAGCCTCCGCATGCACAGAATCCTGATAAATTATAACCGTTCATGTATGTTGTACAACCGTTACAACCTGTGCATTCACGGCTTAAACATCTGTACACCCCTGCCGCACATACACTGTATGTACAACCCGGTGCAGTAGCAATGGTTTTTGTGTTATGACTTCCTCCCATAGCAGCCTTGAAATGATGACATCTATTACATGAGCAAGCACCAGCTCCGTTGCCTCCTGCTCCCCATAATTCAATTGTCATTCTACATACACCTGTTGGAACTGTCCAATTACAGCAACAACCAGATGAACATCTGCATGGAATACCATGGAACCATTTTACACCAAAATTATTCAACGTATTTGAATTGATGTCATTATCGGTTAACGTACCATTTACGAATTGATCACCGTGTACTTTCTTATAACTTGCATATGTAGCCATTAATTATTCCTTACGTAAATGTTAATTTTACAACTCCTGGTCCACCTGTACCACCTTGTCCACAACAACGTCCACAGTATGAATTCATAGCACCTTGTCCACCGTGTCCTGGAGGTGCAATCCAACAACCACAGCGTATCCAACACACAGATTGAGATGTTGCAACATTTCCTCCTAGGAAAGGAGCCGCTGTTGGTCTTACATACTGATGGTGACAATGACAGTTAAATATTCCGCTAAAATGCCCAGTGTGACTCATAATATGAAAATCACCTCTACCTGTGCTGCATCCTGGTGCAATACAACAGGTCCAACAACTCATACAATAATGTGTCCAATCTGTATTTGCATTTGCACAACGTCCGCCAACTGTACAAAGTTGACATGCATTGTATCCGCAAACATAAGATATACAACCATTACATGATGAGCAGTTTCTACTTAGGCAACGATATACCCCACCTGCACACATTCTGTATTGGCATCCAGGTGTAGTTGAAACCATTTTTGAATTGTAAGAACCGCCACCAGCACCTTGGAAATGGTGACATCTGTTACATGAGCATGCACCTTGGCCATTGCCTCCTGCCGCCCAAAGTTCAAAATAAACACGTCTAGTACATGCAGGTACTGTCCATAAACAACAACATCCTGCAGAACAACGACAAGCGTTGCCTATTAACCATTTAGTGCATAATCTATGTCTTACATCGGTACCAAGTTTATCTTCAGTAACAGTGCCGTCAATAATTTGTTCGTTTGTGACTTTTTTATAACTTTCATATGTGGCCATTCAAAACTCCTATTAGATTGTAAAGATTCGCCATCCGTATGTGTCATTGTTAAACACTAATTCAAAAGCCGCGTCCTCTGTTGTGACTGTTAAGTCACTTGCATCACTGTTAATTAATTTACCATTCCTTGCAACAGTCATGTTTGAACCGCTTACTAAGAAAAATCTTACTCTATCACCTCTTGCTGGCGCACTAGGTAATGTAACTGTATAGTTTCCTTGTACCCAATTTGTTTGCCAACTTAATGTTGTTCTACTTGTTGATACTGTAACATCTTGGAATCCGCCCACTGTCCAACTTGTGCCGTTGTACCATTCTAAATGTCCATAATCAGTGTTAAAACGCACCATGCCTTCTGTCGGAGAACCAGGTCGCTGTGCTGTTGTACCACTTGGTATAGTCATATGAGTTGAATTTGCCGCTGTCAGATATTGTGTTGTTAAATGTCCTGTGGAATTTATATTACCACCCGAATAAATGTTATTTGCTACACCAATACCTCCACTAAACACTGCTCCACCTGTTGCAGTAGTTGTAGAGTTATCAGTATTTTGTACTAATAGTTGAGGATTACTAGGTATTATAACATCACCTGAACCATTTGGTTCAATTGTAATATTTTCATTCGGAACAAGGCTTGATATTTTATTATCAATACTTACCAATCTTGCAAGTAGCGGTCTTCCTACTGTTCCTGTGTTAATTCTACGCATAGTTGCTCCTTTATGTAGTTGCTGTTTCTATACCATACACTACAACATTTACATCAGTACTGTTTGAATAACAAACAATATTCTTTGTCGCATCGAGTACGATACCGCCTCTTTCTAAACTACCGTTTCCTAATAGTTCAGTATCATATTCTAAATATTCAGCGTTAGTTGGTGTGCCTGTAGCAGACACAGCAAGTCTAATATCACGTGATGCACTGTTCCTGTTTGTAATGTTCACAGTTACTACTGAAAACGTATCTGCAGGCACAGTATATACAGTTGCATTTGCTGCTGCTGCTAAATCTGCTGTTCCTAATATTCCAGTTGCCATTTTATTTTTCTCCGTTTATCTTAAAAAGTAATTAAAAGCCATTGGTAAACCAAGTACACTCTTGCTGAAGTTTACATTTGCTTTTATATTTATCAGTTCTCCACTAACCGTTGTAATTTGGTTGGTGTTTATAAAAATGTCACCAGCTGTAACACTGTTGACGTTAAGAGTGGCACCACCGCCACCAATTTGTGCTTCAATGTATGCTTTAACTGCTCGCTGTGTTGGAACAACACTATCGCTGTTAGCAGTAAAGAATGGGTCTGTTGAGAACTCTGTAACTGAAGCACTGTTACCACCTAGTGTAACCTCACCAAGTGTAAGTTCTTGTAGTCCTGCAATGTTAAATGCTTCTGCATTCAATGTTGCAACACCTGTTGCTTGTTCAATACTAAACAAGTCTCCAACTCTAAAGTTACCATCTTGGTCAGTTGCGGTAAAGAACACTCTACC